TTGACGATTCCGCTTCACACGTTCGAGCCGACCGGCGAACCCTGCATCGACAGTGATATGTACCTGCGCCTCGGAGGCGAAGCGAAGGTCGATTTCGCGCACTGGTTCGGCCTGCACCATTCCGTCCTTTCCTACACCGCCGAGCACATCGCCCGCGAGGCCGTTGTCTACGATGGCGTGGAGCGCGGTCCTTTCGAGAAGGGCGTCTACTTTCTACTGCATGGTGATCGCATCGCCTACGTGGGCCGCAGCCAATGCATCGCCAATAGGCTGCTTGTTCACTATATGAACAATAGGCCGTTCAATCGGTACTGGTGCTTCGGCGGCATTCCTCTGGACTGGCTCGGTCACGTCGAGGGCTACTACATCAAGCGATTGAAGCCGTTCCTCAATTCGAAGCTCGAAATCTACTCGCCCGTTCTGGATAAGGTCGCGAAGGAATACAAGGCTTTGTGGGATTTCGAGGCGAAGGAACTGGCAGAGCAATCCGAATAACGTATTGAACAGGCCCACCGGCCAAGGAGAGAGGGATGAGTATCGCATACCGAGCAATGGTTTTCGCCCGAGAGGTCCACAAGGATCAGAAGCGAAAATACACGAATAATCCTTACTCGGATCATCTTGCGGAGGTGGCTGGGATTGTGGCGACCCTGATGCTCCAAATGAACGTCTCTGCGCCTTCAGCGATAGCCGTGGCGTGGCTTCATGATTGCATCGAGGATCAAGGGGTGACGCCGGATTTTCTTCAGGGGGAGTTTGGCGAGACCGTAATGGATGGCGTCATGCTTCTGTCTGATCTCGAAACCGGCAACCGCGCCGAGCGCAAAGCCGCATCGCGCGCTCGCCTCGCCGCTGCCCCGGGCTGGGTCCAGACCATCAAATGCGCCGACCTGATCAGCAACACGTCGAGCATCGTCATGCATGACCCGAAGTTCGCCGTGACCTATCTCGAAGAAAAGCGGCTGCTGCTGGACGTCATGACGAGGGCCGATCCCCGGCTGATCGAGATCGCCCGCGCGCAGGCTGGAGTCGCAGCATGACCGCCCCACTCACCCCCATCGACTGGTCCCGCCCCGAACTCCAGTCCCTCATGGAAGCAAACGCTCGCCGCGAAATCGAGATCAATGTGCTCCGGTCTGCGCTGCAAGAGATCGCCGCGCAAGATCCTGTCGAGATGGCGCTTGATCCGCAGTGGGCGAAGCGGGTTGCGGGCGCGGCCCTTCCGGCTGAGCCGAGCGGTCATGTCGCGGCCGATGCGCGGCAGGCGAACAAACAATCCGCCGAACCTATCAAGGGCTGCGCGTTTTGCGGTCGCAAGGAAACAGGCTTCGTGCGCGGCGCACTTTGGCGTGTCGCTTGCTCGTACTGTGATGCGGAAGGCCCAACCGACAACACGCAAGAGCTAGCCATATATCAATGGAACCGCCGCGTCGCAGTAGAAACGCCGATCGAGCGCACGTGTATGAAGTGCGGTCGGTCCACTGACGACCCCACCCAGTTCACCGAGGTGTTTTGCCCGATCATGGCGAACATTGCGCCGACCACCACAGTGCATGCAGAGGCGATCAGCGATGAGCGGATTCTCCTGGCTGAAAACGTTGCTCGTCACGCAGAAGAATCGAGCGTGTTGGCGGGGAACGTCCTCTGCAAAGCAATCATGGATCAATGCGCTAGAACGATCCGTGAATTGATCGGCGCAATCAAAGTCGCCGCCGCAAAGCCGGTCAGCGTGGATGAGCGGGCGCGTAATGTAGCCGTGCTGGCATCCGACTGGAAGCAGCGTTTCGAAGCCTCTACAGATGAGCCGGCAAGCGCCGAGGACGGCTACTACAACGGCTACTTGGATGCTTTGAATGCGCACGCCGCTGGGCCAAAGGCATAGGTGTAAGTATGTAGCATCGAATGCTTGATATATAGCATTCGATGCTCTATAGTACATACATCGACCAGCCACCCGGAGAAACAAAATGAACAAGAACCAAATCATCAGCGCGCGCATCTTGGCAGCAGTAGCAAACGGCAAGACGATTGAGCAAGCTTACGATGCAGTGATGGGTGATGGCGCATACCTGAAGCTGGCCGGCGAGATGTACGACGAACTCCGCGCCAAATGAACGAGATGAAGTGCATGGAGTGGTGCCGGGAAGTCCGGCATCGCTTCCCGCATGACTACCGGACGGCGCAGCATTGCATTGAATGGATTGCGGCCAAGGCAAGCGAGTGGGCCGACAGCGACGACGACCATAAGGCGATACAGGAATGCCTCGACGCGGCGCATTCCTATATTGCCTCACAGGATGCAAGTCATGAGCAAGACGCAGGACGCCCTCAAGTGGCTGAGCGAGAACCCGGACCGGACGGTCTACGCGGCGGCCAAGGAATTCAAGGTCGCCTCTTCGACTTTGTATAAGGCCATCAAGCAACGGGACGTTACGCAGGACCAGCGCTGCCCTTGCTGTGGGCAACTGATCAGGGAAGGAAAACAGGATGGAAGTTAAATACGGTGAAGGCGCGACCGAGTTCGGTCCAGGCGTGAGCATCGAAATGACTGGCGATGAGGTCGCGACAGCGATTGATGCATACCTCGTGGCGCATAGTGTTCATGTCAATGGGCCGCGCACCGTGACTGTCAATGGCGCTCTCTGCCGCGCCGGACGTGTGTACGTCGATCCAATTGGCTTTGTGATTGCAGATGGAGAGCGATTCTGTGGCCGCGGTCCTGAGAGGATTGGCACGAGTATAGAGAGCGCTATTCAAAACGTTGTTGATGCCGTGCACCATAGTATTTCGAACGCATCGAACGGAGTAGCGGTTTTTGAAGCCGGAGAGTTGGAGACGGCGCTGCGAGAATTTGCGGCGGAAATACTCAGGGGTGCGGGAGTAGTTGTGAAAGACGCACCGCTAGTACGGGCTGAGTGATGCGCTGAGGCGCGAGGAGATGGGATGAGCAAAGAACGTAGCCGGTTTGACGCCTTGGGCGATCGGGTGAAAGAGTTCGAGATGATGGAAGCAGGCCGCAGGCTGATGCCGGGCTTGCCAGTGATGGTCCGACTGGATGGTCGCAGCTTTCACACATTCACGCGTGGAATGGCGCGGCCCTTCCACGAGCCGATGTCGCGCGCAATGATTGAGACCGCACGGCATCTAGTGGGAGAGACGCATGCCTGTTTCGCCTATACCCAGTCGGACGAGATTTCACTTGGTTACTGGAATGTTTCTCCTGAGAGCGAGATGATGTTCGACGGCAGAATCCAGAAGCTCTGCTCGGTGCTGGCTGGCCTCGCCACGGCGAAATTCAATCAGGAAGTCGGTCATAGGATGCCAGAGAAAGCCCACCTTCTGCCGGCCTTCGATGCCCGCGTATTCAACATGCCGAGCCTAGACGAGATGGTCAACTGCATCCTATTCCGGGCGCTGGACTGCGCCAAGAACTCGATCACAATGGCGGCGTCGGCCTACTACAGCCACAAGGATTTACACGCCAAGAACAGTTCCGACAAACACGAGATGCTGCACGTGAAGGGCGTCAACTGGGCGAACTACCCGGCCTTCTTCAAGGACGGAACGTTTCTGAGGCGCGAACTTGTGGTGAAGGAGTTATCGGCAGAAGAGTTGGCGCGAATTCCCGAAAAGCATCGCCCGGTCGGACCAGTGCAGCGCAGTCAGGTGGCGGAGGTTGATATGCCACCGTTCGCTAGGATCGCCAACCCCAAGGGAGTGCTGTTCTATGGAGAGGCGCCGGTTGCCAAGTCGGATCGGCTGACCGCTATAAGCGCAGGCTGATGGATCGTCGCCAATAGCGAGAGGAGATGAGTATGATCAAGTACTTCATCAGCTACACGAATGGGCCAAAACCGGGCGATCCGGCGGCCGTGACACACGGCGTAGGCCGATGCGACATAACAACGGATGCACCGATCACGAGTTGTGACCGCGTTTTCGACATAGAAAGAGCCATCATCGAGAGACATGGCTTTGCATGGTGCGTAGTCACAAACTGGCAACGCTTCGAAGAGTAATGCCCAAAGCACCCGGCATCCCCTTCGCCCGCCCCATTGAAGCATCGGACCTGATGATAGCCGCAGCGCACAAGACGCCCTTCTCGGACCCGGAATTCCTGTTCGAGTGGAAATACGACGGCTATCGCTGTCTCGTGCGAAAAGGCGATCGCATCGAACTGATATCGCGCAATGGCAACTCGCTCAACGCGTCGTTCCCTGACGTCGTAGATGCTGTCGCAGCCGTACCGGGCTCATTCGTATGGGATAGCGAGCTGACCGTGGACGATGCCCGGGCCGCGTCCTTTCAGCACTTGCAGACCCGCGCTAGGACGACTCGCAATGCGCGAGCAGCGGCACGCAAACACCCGGCGAGGTTCTACGTGTTCGATATGCTAGCAACCACGCGAGATATACGGGGACTTCCGCTGATCGAGCGTAAGCGGTTCCTGCGGGACTCGTTCGATGACTCGGATGCGCTGGTCTACGCGAGTGGGATTGTCGGGGCTGGCCTAGAAGTCTTCGAGCTCGTCAAGCGGCACGGCTTTGAAGGCATGGTCGCGAAGAGGTTGCAGTCGACGTATCAGAAAGGTCGGTCGCGCGACTGGCTCAAGATCAAATGGGCCGGGTACGGTCGACAGGGGTTTGGAAGGAGCCTTACGCCGCCACTGAAACAATAGGCTTGATGTCCAACGCCGCGGCAATTTTCTCACATCGAGCCTGCACCATACCCATGTCGTGATCCGAAAAGCTGCCCGCACCGGGCCACTGCTTTACTGGAATGACTTCGAAGCCAGCGCTTTGCAGCCAGACGTGATCCTGTTGCGGCCGAGCCTGCCAGCGCGGATCGATCCACGGCCACGCCGCCCATGAGTCGGCTCCGTTGAGCACGCAGACCATGCCCGCTAGTTCAGCGGCGTACGTCGCGTAGAACTGCGCATCGCAAAACTTGGGCGCTTCAAAGCTCCACAAGCCGCCGATCTGGTGAGCCGGCAGGAACAGCGGTGTCAGGTGAGTGCGGCTCGCGCCCAAACTGTGCCCGCACACGGAGAAGACCGAGCCGGCCGGCGCAACCGACAAGGCCCAATCCCACACCTCTTGCATGCCTGATATAACGCCTTCGGTGACGGTTCCGCCTTTAACCGGATGCGGATCAAGAGAGACGTCATCGAAGACATCCAGCAGCTTTAGACTGGATGCGCGCGTGCCCGAGATGCTGAGATGCGTTGTACCAGACGGGTCAACCGAGATCACCGCCTGGTTATTTGCATCGCTGAAGATGGAGCTCCACACGTCGCCCAGCGCCTCGAAAGCCGCCTTCGACTGCGCGGCATCTTCGATATAGGCGGCGTTGGCCCGCTTGGCCGCGGCGGCGGTTGCGGACCAGTCAATCATTTTGCCGCCGACGACGCAGCGACAGGCGCCGATGCAGCGGTCGCTGCGATGGCCTTGTTCACAGCGCAGAATGCGCCGTTACTCAATGCAACAACGCTGAGCGACGGATCCGCCACCGCGGCGGCAGTGACAACGGCTTGACCGACCGGACACGCTGCATTTACTGACGCGGCGGTAGTCTGGAGCGCGCCGACTGCGGCGCTATTTACGGTCGCAACATTGGTTGCTGCGGTCTGGATTTGCGCGGCCGAGCATGCGCCGAGAGCGATAGACGCGATGAGGCCTGCCGTGAGGCACAGTTTCTTGAACATGGTGATTCCTTCGAGAGGTGGAGTTACTGGTAAAAATGGATGGGGATGAAACGACAATCCCATGCGGAGACGTGCTCTACGCAGGACGTCGCGCACGCAGACAGACAGAGCACCGCGAGCGCGGCGACGAGGGCTAGGCGCTTCATGGGAGCCTCAGGGATAAAGACTGCGGGGATTTCAGAAGCGCACTGTCGCGCCGACCTTGACCGCCACACCCTCGGCGCCCTTGTTCACGGCGAGCGAGAGGCTTGTCGAGCGATTCGGCTCTACCAGCAGAACGCAGCAGCCGAGCTCGGCATCCGGGCCGAGGGTGGGCAAAACTTGGGCGTGTTCGACGACCGCGCAGCCAGACAGCAGCAGTGCCGCGAGTGCGACGCGGATCACTGCGCGGGCGTGGCGGGCTGCGTCGCTACCGGCTTCGCCGCACGCGACGCGAGCCAGTTATAGCCGGCATGAAGTCCCATCACGACTGCGCCGGCGACCAGCCCGGAGAGATTTGCCGGGGGCAAACCATGAAACCCGCTGATGGCCCAGTTGATCGTCGGGACTAGATCGGTCGCGCTAACCGTGAGACCGCCGCTGATGATTGCTTTGTTCATAGATGCTCCTATGCGGGTTGGTGAGTCGATGCTCGGACCTTCGACGCTGCCAGATGCTCGGCCAGCAGCTCGGCCTGGAAGCGCGCTACGGCATCCGGATCTGTGAAGACAGACTGGGTGTTGTTCTGCGCCTTGTAGCCAACGCCACCGGGGGCGCCCTTGACGACGAACGTGCCCTCGCCTGACGCACTCCAGTTGGTCGAGCCCTCCGCGCCGACCTTGCCATCTGCCACGAATCCCTTGGTATGGCTGATCTGGTGCGTCGAGGACTGCCCGATCACGAAGTGCGTCGAGAAGCCGATCGGGTCTTGCGCAGCATCCGAGGCGAGCAGCTTTCTTTCGTGCACGCCGCCGGCCTGCGACTTGTCGAGCGTGATGACGCAGGTAATCGACGGGTCGTGAACGATCTTCATGATCAGCTCGTTGAGCTCGTCGTCGTCATACCCGAACATGTTCAAGTAGAGCGAGACGGTCACGCGCGACAGGATGTGTTTGAGGATGTCGTGCACATCGTCGCGGCCGACGTAGTACAAGTGGAAGTCCTTCGACGCGTTGGGCGAATAGGCGCCCTCCTTCGTGTACGGAGCAAGCTCGAGAAGGTCGAAGGTCTGAAGCGTCGGAGAAAGGATTTTTGTTCTCATGGCCTTGAACGAAAAAACCCGCCCGAAGGCGGCATGTTTGAGTGATTGGAGATCAGCGCTGCTGGCAGACGATCTGCATAGAGCGCGTATCGGTGCGCCCTTGATTCGTGGTGAACTCGAAATGCACGTTGTAGGTCGCGCCGAGTGTCCCGCCCGAAAGCCAGGCGACTAGCAAGCTCGCCGGCACGCCGTTCGAATTGGCATTGATGCTGCTATTCAGCACGCTAATCCCGTCGTCTGCCGTGACGACGAGATTCGTTACTTGCTCCCCCACTGCGAGCCACGGCTTGATGAGTTGCGTCGCGGATGGGCTGAGATCGAACCCGTAATCAAGGTCGGCGCTCGGGTCTTTGGGAATGACCGGGATGTTCACTGGGTAGGCCATGAAAATTCCTATGCGGCAACTGCGATGATTCGGGTCTCGGCCGATAGCGACAAGACGCGTGTTTCGGCTGTCATGCTGAATATTCTGGTTTCCGCGCGGACCGAGACAATGACGGGCAGCACGGGCGAATAGTTTCTGTTGGTGGCAGCACCTGACGCAGACAGTGGCCCGAGCGCGCCCGACACCATGGCCTGCGTGGCCGCGATATCCACGGCCTGGACGCTTGTCGACAACGCGCCGAGAGCCGATGCGCCGGCCGCGCCGGATTGCTGCGTTGCTGCGCCTGAGCCGAGAAGCAGGAGCGAGCTTGCAGCGATAGCCGAGCGAGCCTGCGCGACGCTTCCCGCCGAGCCTAATGCCCCGAATGCGCCCGAGACCGAGCCCGTGCGCCACGCTGCAACAGATCCGCTCGACGAGAGAGCCCCGAGCACGCCTGATGCCGTAGCGGCGTCCGGTACGATAGTCGAAGCGGATGCGCTAGACGACAGAGCGCCCAACACGCTTGACGAGGTGCCCGACTGCGACCGGTTCGCGGTGGCAGACGTGGACAGCGACAGCGTGCTTGAGGCAGCCGCAGATGTCGCCTGAGTGGCGGTGGCTGAACTTGCCAGTACCCCTAGCGTCGAGGAAACAGCCGCCGATCGAGATCTGGTTGCCGTTGTCGAAGACGACAGTCCGCCGAGCGACGAGATAGCAACGGCCGCTGCGGCGACTACTGCCGTGGCTTGCGATGCCACGCCGCCGAGCGAAGCGGAGCCGGTAGCTGATCGAGTGCGCGTGGCAACAACTGACGATGACAATCCACCCAGCGTAGACGCCGCAACTGCGGTAGCGCTCGAGCTAGCTAAGACCTTCGCAGCCTGGATCGCAACGTTGGAGTTGTTATTCAGGCCCGCCGCCTGCAGCGTCAGCGCGATCGTTAGCGTCTGGCCCGACGAATTGGCCGCGTAAGTGAGCGTCGAAACCTTGTCCTGCGAGACATTGGCAGCAGGCGGAGTTGGCGTGTGAGTGATGGGCGCCGCGCTTCCATCCGACAACGTCGCAGTGAGCTGACCGCCGCCACTGTAAGTCGGCCAGTAGACGACAACCGTGCGCGGGGTTGTATCGGCCAACACAGTGAATTGCAGGCCCTGCCCCGCTGCTGCGGTCCCCGAGGAGGCGGAGGCGTAGATGCCGTCACTGGAGTTGGTGGCCGCCGCCATCGGCGTGCCGTCCGTCCACGTGATCAGCGTGGCGTCGCCGCTGTACCACTGCGCGTTGACCGCGCCGATGACAGTCGGCAGACCAAACAGCGATCCGCCACCGGCCTTGCGATTGGGCGCCGTCCAGGACTGCGGGAACTGGATCCAGTCAGTCTGAGCCGGCGACGAGAGATTGGCAGATACCGCGCCAATAACTGTTGAGCCCGTTAATGTGCCCACGTCTCAACCCTCAAAGGTCAGTGCTTGTTCGAATCAAACAGCCGGCATTTTCATCGTCTGCGTAAGCGAGACAGGCACGCCAAGCTGGATGATCGGATTCGAGATGAGAGCGTCGAATAGCTGGCCGGCGCCCTGGTATGTCCAGACTGCCGTACCATCGGTAAAGGTCGTCGTGCCGCTCGGCGTCGTGCCGCTCGATGTGCCCGCGGTCGTGCATTTGTAGGTGTTGCCGCCTGACAGGCAATACTGGCCCAGTACCACCGCTTGCGACGCGATCCACGCAGACCCGACCGTGAAATCACCCTCGACCGAGGTGCCGTCCGATTTGTAGCCGCGCGCGAACGTGCATGAGCCGCCAGCAACGGGGTTATACGAGCCAGCAGTAAAGCTTGCGGTCGTGACCATGTTCGGGGCGCTGAAAGCTGGCGCACCGTAGGCGGTTGCCGAGTAGACGCCCGTGCACAACGTCGTGTTGCCGCTCAATGCGGTTTCGGGTGTGACGGGCATCGCGCCACTCAGCAAAACAAGCGAGCCGCTGTTGTACAACGCGCAATAGGCTGAAAGTGCGACGCCTACGCCAGCTTGAGACGGGTTCATATTTGCTCCAGAAAGCAAAAAACCGCCTCAAGGGCGGCTCAGTGGTGAGGGATTACGGGGAATTAACGAGCAACTATCGTTTCGCCTAGGTAATTCGATTCGGCGCGACGGGTATTCTCTGCGTGCGCACATTGCCCCGTGCGCAAGCCTTGGACGCGCCCCACACTTTTTCCGAGGTTGGGGCGTCTTTTTATGTGGCGCACTGTCGAGCACGAGGCGCGAAAGCATCAACAACCAAGCACCTTCTTTGCCGCCGCATACAGCGCTTGCCTCGTCTCAAGCCCATTGGTGCCGCCGTTGATCCGCTTCGAGATCGTCACGAACTGCTGTTGATCGGCCAGCGCATTCAGTCCGCGATTGCTCCACCACCAGGCGGCCGAGCGCGCGGCGTTCACGGGCGTCTCAAGCAACTCTGGATGGTTCGATAGGTCGAGTTCGAGCCCCAGCGACGCGAGCAGGTAATTGCGCCGGCCCGTGATTTGAATCAAGCCTCTGCCGCGAAAGAGAAGGCCATCGCCAGGAAACGTATTGCCGAGGTCCGCCCTGCCTTCGTATCCAAGCTGTGCGGGCGTCGGTCCCCAGATTTCAGCGACGTACTCGAGGTGCTCGGACTCGCACCCGACTTGCGCGAGGAATGCGGAGAGGCGCAGCGGCGTGTTGATCTCGTAGCGATCGCAGGCGGTTTGTAGCGGGGCGACCCACTGCGCCGCGCGCAGCACCGTCGAACCGCAGGACGCAGCGATGATCGGCGCGGTGAGGTTCATTTGAAAAACACCTCGATCACCCTCATCGCCCCATCCCGCCCAACGATGGCGATCAGCGCCAGGAAATAGAGGACGTACTCGACGCGCTGCATGCGCTTATCGCCGCGCTTGAACCTGTCGAGGATGCCTTGGTAACGCTCCGCGCAAACCGCCTCGTGGACTTCGATGCGCTTCTCGTTATCGGCGATGGCGGCTTGCGTGTCGTCGTGGTTCGTCATTGGTCGATGGCCCGTGCAAATGAAAAAGCCGCCCTGGTAGGCGGCTGGTGGTCGAAATCGTGGTGCTTGATACCCGGGTCGCGAAACCATGGCGATCCAGTGCAAAGGCTTGTGCAGCTTGGGGCCACCCCAGTCGGCGGCGCGGAAATAAAAAAGGCCCTCGGGGTTACCCGAGAGCCTTCGATCTACCTATTCCGTGCCCTCCAACTGGGCCGGAATATGGCTTGCCACACCCCGTTAAAGAGAGTCGTGTTAGGGCGTAAATTACCAGATTTCCGGGTATTTGAATAAGTGGTTTTGGGGCACTAATTGCGGATGTCAGCCGGTGGGAGGCTTGCGGCGGGACTTCTGAAGCGAAAACCGCGAGTTCTTTGACGGCGGGAAGGTGCCTTCAGTGGATGCGGGGCCGACGTCTTGGGCGGGCGCGGGCTTGGCGCGAAACTTCGGCTTCAAATGCTCGTGCTCCGGCTTGACTTGACCCGTGTCGTCGAGGATGCCGGTTTGCTTGCCTATCTGGACCATCTCCACGATGGGCTCCATCGCCTCTGCCAAGTTTCCTTGCGCGATAGCCTGCCCGAATCTTCGGGTGATATCGCGGAATTGTTGCGTCACCTTGTTTGAGGAGCTTGGGTCCAGGTCGAGTGACAGCACCATCATATTTGCCACGCGCTCAAGTAAGCGCCTCTGAACGTCGATTATTTGCTTCTGAGCCTCTGAGGCTGCCACGAATGTCTTGAGGGCAGCCTCCGTCTGCTTGTGAGCAGAGGACTCGGAGAACGAGTCCTCCAGCCTCCGAACGATTTCAAGGTTAAGCGAGCGTCGCGCGCCCTCTGAGGCTGCATCTAGCCGGCCCTTCAACTCCTGCGGCATGCGAATGTTGACCTGGGGATCGCTTCTAGCCATTTCAGTTTGCCGTAAAAAAGTTCTTGCTCAAGTGCTACTACAGTAGTAGTCTCGGTCCTGTGCTAGCTAAATAGTAGCACGCAAGAACAGATAACCCGGAGAAACCGATGGATTCCGAACCCACCATGACGACAACGCTTCGAATGCCGGTTTCGATGAACCAGGCAATCAAGCACGAAGCGATCGACAACCGCCGCTCCCTCAACAGCGAATTGCTGCATCGCCTGCAACGCACGCTGGATGAAGACAAGCAGCCGGATGACGAAAAAGCGGACTGAAAAAGAAAAGCCCCGAACGACTTCTTGGCGGTCGACGTTCAGGGCCTTGGCGCAGCAACCCATAGAGGGCCACAACATGTCAAATACTAGCACAGCAGAATCTATCCGCAAGTCGGATGTCAACGCCAAACTCCTCGCCCTCTTCCGCGCGGAATCGAAGTACACCGCGGAACTCTGGACGATCCTTCAGGAACTGCGCCTCTGGGCCGCCGTCGAGGGTATCGCCCTACCCGACTTTGCGAAGCCGAACCGCACGCTCTACATCGACCGCTTCGACGAGGTCAATGATCGGCACACTGCGGCCGAGAACTTCCTGTCGGGCCGGAACACTGATGTTCGTTCGCTTGAGTTGCACTGATGGCTACGAAACACGAAATCGTTACCCTTCGCGCTCTTTTCGCGCTGCCGCCCATCAAAGAGTCGGTCAGCACTGCGCTCGCCGTTCCCGATATGCCGCAGCAGACAGTGACGACCGGCGACCGCGAGGTAGACGCGGTTCTTTGGTTGCAACGCGTCGTGAGTACGGGTCACCCGACTCTCATCGCCAAGGCGCTGGAAGCTGTCAAGCTCATCGAAACCCCAATGACGAGTTTGGCAGACCGCTACGCGGACTACTTGCGTCGGTCAGGGGCTCATCCCCTGCAAGTCGCCTTCGGCACGGTCGGCTTCGGCGATCTCGACAAGCAGGCGGACCGTGCGATCGACAAGGCGCGCAATCAGCATGAAGCGCTCGCAAGATTCGGTAGCGTCGAATCTTTGTTCGCTGATACGCCGGCAGAAAAGGCCTGCAAAAAGGCGCTGCGCGGACTGAATGCCAGCGCACATGGATTCTATGACGACGACGCCATTGCCGATCGTTTCGGCCGGTTCCCTGGCTTGGTGCCTCATACCATCGATGATTGCCTGTATGTCAGAGCCTACTGGCGGGATATGTACCGCCTCCGCCTCGCGATGGGCGACTCCGGCGACGGAACATCGCATGGATGGGCTCACGAATGCTATTGCCTCGCCATGCTGGCACGCATCAAACCGCGCGATGGCGCTGAAGCCATAGCCGCTTTCGACCACCTTTACGAAAGCGACTCGGACGATTCAAAGGAAGCGCCGGCAATTCTGCGCAATCTCGTAGTGAGTGGCTGGAACTCCAGCTATCAACCAGTTCAGCAAGAGGAGCAATAGGCATGAGCAATATCATTCCGTTCCTATTCAAGGACCACGGCAGGATCCACGAAATCCGCGCCGTCATCATTGACGACGAGGACCACTTCGTCGGCAAAGATGTATGTTCAGCGCTCGCATACGCGGACTCGACGACGGCAATGCGGTCTCACTGCCGAGGGGTGCAAAAGCTGCACCCCATCCCTGACGCTAAAGGGCGTCTGCAAGATACCCGGGTTCTTACCGAGGCGGATGTGCTGCGCCTGATTGTGAGCAGCACCCTCCCCGCCGCAGAGCACTTTGAGCGCTGGGTGTTCGAGGAAGTGCTGCCCGCGATCCGAAAGACCGGAAGCTACCAAGCCCCTGGTACGCCGCAGCGCTCAGCAAAAATGGAAGCGGAGATAGCAGGCGCCGAGCTGTACGCGCGCTTGCTCAGACCCGCTCCATCAAGTCAAGTCGCCATGATCGCGAAGATCGTGGAGAACAATGGCGGCGATCCGAAATTCCTTCCGGCCTATGCCGTGGATGCCGCTCCCGATCAACTGAGCGGCAGTTCAATGCCGACCAAGCCGCTGAGCGCGCTTCTTTCCGATCACGGAATCCGCATGAGCGCCCAGGCATTCAACAAGTTGCTGGCTGAGGCGGGTTATATCGAAGAGCGTACGCGACCGAGTTCATCGGGCAAGGATGGAGTCAAGCGATTCTGGGCCATCACAGACTTGGGGCTGCGGTACGGAAAGAATTTGACGCCTCCAAACAATCCGCGCGAGACGCAACCGCACTGGTACGTCGAGCGCTTTGCTGAACTCCATGAACTCGTTGTGACTATCGCGGCATAGAAAGATGCGCCCCGGCTGGCTGTAACCAGTCGAGGCGCGATTGATCCGAAACCCACCTCTCCACGGGAGAGCCCGAATCATGGAACATCCTAGCACGCAGCACACAAACCCCGACAGCGGGCCAGAGCCGAGTGTTCGATCTTTCCACAGCATGCTGTCGGGCGACCCCCTTTGAATTTCAGCGAGCTACAATGCCGCCTCTACCAATAAAAAGTTACGACATGGAACAACGACGCTTAGATTTCATTCAGGCGCTTCGCGGAATAGCTGCACTCGGGGTAGTAATTTGCCACGCTCGCTGGTTCCTTCACGACACTCCGAATTGGGATTCCGCAAATCGCTATCTCATTTGGGGTGCTGGCGGGGTCGACTTGTTCTTCATCATCAGTGGCTTCATTATGGTTTATGCGACTCGCAACTTCGACGGCTCGCCTTCGTATGTCCGCAATTTTGGTATAAAGCGCTTTGCAAAGATTTGGCCGCCATACGCTGTGGCTACGATCATCTGGCTTTTAGTTGGTCGGGGCAGTGGATACCTGTCCGAATATCACACTAACTTAATAAAAAGCCTGCTCTTTATTCCTTTCGATTCGTCCCGCCCCCTGTACCTTGGCAGCGAGCAAACAACCCTATCGGTCGGCTGGACTCTGAACTATGAAGCATACTTCTATGTCGCGTTCGGCTTGTCGATGCTGTTTAAAAAGCTGCGCTGGGTTGTCTTCTCCGGCTGGATGCTGTTCTTCCTGATCGCCCTTCCGTCTATTTATGATGTGGGGACTTTGGATCCGCTCGCGCAGATGGGATTTCGATCATCCTATCTGTCCATGATGACAAACCCGATAATTTGGAATTTCCTGATAGGAGTCATCCTCGGGCACTTCTACTTGACGGAAAAACTTCCACTGCCACGACCCCTTGCATGGTCCATCGCCCTACTGGCCCTAACGATCTGTCTTTGGGGGTACGTCGGTAACTTCTGGGCAGTCGACGGCATAAAAGGATGGGGCGGATATTCTGCTGCACTTGTCCTGGGTCTTGCTGTTCTCGCCAAGACGGAAAACCTCCGTGTTCCTAGGGTGCTCGTGACACTGGGAAACATGTCTTTTACGCTTTACCTGACGCACGAAATCGCCTTCAATCTCGTGCTTCGAGCGTATAGCGCAGTCGGCCAAAGAGAACAAGTTCATACGTGGGCGGCTTCCGTTTTGGCGGTTGGAGTTTCCCTTTCCTTAGCTATTGCAGTTTCTGGCTTGCTCGAAAATAGGCTGCATGACCTGGCCTTGAGGGTGCTTTCCCGGCGAAATCGAATGCCCAATGTCTTAACTCACCAGAGTTGAGATCATCGGATGAGCTTAGCGCGGCGGGGGGGTACCGCGGCGTCTAAGCGACAGATTTGATCGAGATTCAGGCGGACCCCGTTTGAGCGGTGCCGGCTCTGACTCTACCCGCTAGGTTTGGTACACTCGCCGGCATTCATCGGAGCAAAGCATGCACTTCAGCGGCAACCGTCTCACTGCGCTCTACCTTGCAACCGGTCAGCGTGTCCTGATCGCCGCAGCCGTATGCACAGTTTTGGAAGTGGCGCTTCCCGCCGCGAAACGAGATTCGTGGGGATCGAGGCTGCGCGGCCTTCTGAACTGGGCGACCTACCTCGCCGTCGCAACTCTAACGTGGGGGGCTGCCACATTAGGTTTCGAGTGGATCGGTCTGAAGCCAATCTTGCACATCGACTTGGGTTCGTTGCTTCACGCCAAAAATCCTATCGCGCATGGCGCATGGGTTATTTCTGCCGCCGTGATAGTCGCGATGATCGGGGATTTCTTCTACTACTGGTTCCACCGGATGCAGCACAGCATCGGCTTCTTCTGGCGCTTTCATGCGGTTCACCACTCGATCCAGGAGATGAATGCGTTCAACTGCAATCACCACATCACGGAAGACTTGATGCGGCTCCCTTTCGTCGCTCTTCCGTTGACGCTCATGCAGTTCGACTCGGGCGCTGTGCCTGCGATCGCCATCTTCCTAATCGGTCTTCAACCGGTCTTTGAGCACTCATCTACTCGGCTGCACCTAGGGCCGTTCCGCTATCTCATCGGTGACCCGCGCTTTCATCGCATTCATCACTCAATCGAGCGGCGGCACTGGAACTGCAACTTCGGATCGTTCACGACGGTGTGGGACTCGCTTTTTCGCACCGCCGTTTTCCCTGAGCGCGGCCAGTGGCCGGAGGTTGGTCTCGAAGATCAGTCGGAGCCGAGAACGCTTCGGGACTATATACTCCGCCCCTTTTTGAGCGACAAGGCCAAACCGTCCGGCACGGCTGAGCTTAACGCTGCCGGATGATCCGCTGCGCGCCCAATCTGATCAGATTCAGGTGGGCGCCAACAAATACTGCTGAACAGTGACCGATTGAGCGTTGTAGTACGTTTCCCACAGCGCATCGCTCGTATCAACTAGGCCTAGATTTGCCCACACCTTAGGGTCTTGCGGAGAGGCGAAAACACTCTGGATCGTCTGGTCCGTTGAGTCTTCAAACTGAACGTTTATTTGCATGAAAGCACCCTAGAAGATTCGATAGCTCGTAATGGCTGCTGTCACTACCCACGTGCCGCCAGCCGATGCTGTTGTCGTAAGAAATACAGTTTGCGCGGTCTGCAGCATCAAATCTCGGAACGAGGAAGTATTCGAAGATCCACCGGTTGTGTTCGAGATCGTGTTACCTACCGCGCCAATCGGAATCGCTGCCGATGCAAGGGTAATACCGGCCGTCCCGATCGCTGTGATAGTCGAAGATAGCAGCCCAGAGATGTACTTTGCATTGGGCGGCACGACCGTCGCGATACTCGTCGACTGATTGGTGACGACCGAACTGGCAGTCACCGCAGTCGAGCCCACAATGCTGAGTGCGCCATCTTGTTGAAACCCCGCCACGAACTGCGTGCTTCCATTGAGCGGCCATACCGAGATCAACCCCGTGCAGATCCACCCGCTCGGCGGCGCTGCGCCCACATTCGGCAGCGGCGAGTTCGCGTTGGCGATGTAGGCGCCCTGCGCGCCTGTCGTCGGGTTGAATGCGGCATAGATGCCAGCGAACCCGTTTGCCGCCAATGCCGTTCCGACAACCCCGCCAATCCCCGTCGCCACGGTCGAGACCGTCTGATTGAAGTTCGCGAGCAGGAACGATTGGCCGCCCAGAGCGGACTTCACCGCCACCTCATCGGCCGTGATCGTTAGGCTCGTACCTGCCGCCGCAAGATAGGCTCGCAGATTTCGAGCATTCCCGACAAGACCGGTGACTTGCTGAAGCTGCACCGCCTGCCCTGGTGCTACTGCGGGGGCTGTTTGGAGGGCGCCGCCTGTGCATTCGATCAGCACCCACGAGGTGATGTCCTGACGCCAGATGAGGTTTGCTCGACCATTCGCGACGAGTTCACCGCCCTGCAATGCAGCGTGAGCAGCGCCGACCACGGGAGCCGCAGCGATAACGCCGGGGTTCGGGGTGAAGGTCGTAGCGCCCGTATTGGCCGCGGCGATCTTGACCCAGACATCCATTCCATCGACGGGTGTCGCAACGGGGATCGGGAACTTGGCCTGAATCGTGTTGGCCGAGCCGCCGTCGATGCCGTACGTCAGATTGCTCGTGAGAATCGATTGCAGCAGACCGCTCGGCAGGACCGGTGCGCCCGTGTACTGCGCGATGTTCGAGCTCGTGAGCGTGGTCGCCCCGAATGGCACTGTGACGACCCAAAGGCCGATCCAGCCAGTGTCAGGAGATGGCGTGACTTGGGAGCCGGTCGTCGCTGCGGTGCCGGCCTTGATCTGGTAGGCGACGATGCCGTCGCGCCAGTTGTTGCTAGTCGCGCCGCTGTCGTTGGGACCGGACCACGGGGTCGCAGGAGTGGCTGCATTATAAAATTGTAAAACGACAGGGGAAAGCAAACTGGTGGGGTCGAGACTGAGATCCAGATCTTGATATTGAGCCTCGATCAAATAGTTGATCGATTGGCCGGATGTTCCCGGGGCCGCGAATGTTGCGGTGGTATTTGTGCCGAGTTGGATCCCTTGTTTAAGTATCGAGTGCGCGGTATCTGCGGGCAGCGTGCCGCAGTTGGTTGCCTCAAGCGGTGCCGTTTGATAAATCTCCCCGGGACCAATTTGCAGGGCCATAGTTGCGGGGCTGGTCGGCGTGCATGCAAGTCCGCTGACTAGACCGTTGCTGCCGAACAATGCAGAGCAGACTTTGGCGATGCCCGTCATTGTGTACTGGGCTTGAGCACTGAACAAATATTCGTAAACTTGCTGCCCGATGTATGTCTCGACGCGTCGCATGGCGCACCCATAAAAAAAGCCCGCGCTTGGCGGCCTTAGAAGAGAGAAGCCGCACTAGGCGGCTGTGTGGTTTTTGGTGGTGGGCTAGTTACCGGCGCATTTGGCCTATTTAGACGCCCAACAGTTGTACGCGTAATTGTGGTACAGCGTGGCGCTTCCCCATGCTGGGATAGTGAGGGTCGAGCACATGCGCTGGGCTTCCCCGCCGCCGCTCGCATTTAGCGTGAGCGCAGTGCTGCTACCGTTTCCTGGCACGAAGATCCGCAGTTCTCGACCAGCCCAGTTGCCGAGGATATCGTTCACCGTAAAGGCAGAGGTGGTGACCGTCACATTCAAGCAATCAGACGATGCCGGAGCCGTGATGCTCGCCGCGGCAGCCACGGTTGCGCATGTCTGGTTGACGCCCAAATTGTCTTTAACGATGACAACATCATCGCCATTAACTCCGCCGCTTGCATACGGCGTATAGCTAATGGGGGTGTACCCGCCCGATTGCACGTCGCTGAAGTCGTTGCCGATAATGGAGATTTGGCCATTCCCAGTGGGGTGGGCAATCGACAGCGCTAAGCCTACTTGAGTCGGGGTACTTCCTCCTGGGCCGCAGTTCGATCCGATCCGGTTGTTGTTCACCAGCACATGCGCCGCGTAGGCGAGACTGAGATTCAACGCTACCTCGCCCGTGCCAGCCGCGCCCGTCGAACACAGGGTGGAGTTGACGATAGAGAAATCGTTCGGCCCGCCCTGGCCTTGCTGTACGTTCATGATCGGCACAGTTTGGCCAGAGCCGCCATGCGCGATGATGTTGTTGAATGTGATGTGGTTGCAAGAAGTGTTAGCGGGGCAGCTCGCGTAAATTGCGGTCTGATTGCTGGTGCTTGCGGCCCATGCCGCATCGAATGAGACGAACTGCACCGCACCACCAACGCTCGCCCCGCTCGGCACGTAAGGCGCGATTTCCAGCCCATACAATCCGCTTTGATCTCCCAGAACTCCGTGTGCGCGAAGGCCCACATTTTGGTTCTGTCCGCTGATCGAACCGGGAATGAGCGCCATCCCGATATGACACCCTAATGGACCGTTGTCCGTGCCTTCGTAATTGACCGCGCCGTCCGCCAGGAGGAATCCGATGCCATTTGCCTGGCTGGTCGAATTGATGCATAGGATGGCATTGTCATAGTAGTTATTGCCGGTCGTGTTTGCATAAACCGTATTGCGCCCATTCGCGATCCCGGCATCCGCTGGGTTCACGATGGTGTTGTTCGCGATCAGGTTGCCGTCAGCCGCCGTGCCGGCGCCGCAGCAATTTGAGCTTGCGCCTGTACCATCGATAGCAATGCCGTCATACGGGTGCAGGATCGTGTTGAATGCGATCGTCCACCCGCTGATGTAGTGCGACGCGTCCACCGGCGCGAGCTTGACCGCCGCTCCAGCGGTAGCCGAGGTAGCCGCATTGGCCGCCGTCGTGGCCGTGGCCGTGCCCGGCTGAATGCAAACGCCGGTCAATGTCCCGGTCTGAGCGTTAAGCACGAGTACATCGGTATTGCCGGTCGCCAGGATGCCCCACGCGCAGTAGCTCTGCGTGTTAGTCGAAGCCGTCTGCCACACGCCATAGCGGTACGGCCCCACGATCTTGAGCGGGGTCGACACCGTAAGCGGCGCAGTCGTTTTGTAGAGATGCTGCGCGTCGAACAACAGCGGGATTTTGGCGGCCGCGGTCGCATTGATCGTGCTCTGGAGCGCCGTCGTGTCGGTAGCCGTTCCATTCCCAGCCGCACCAAATACCATCGCCGTCACGCCTGACGCTGGCGGGCTCCAATTCCAGCAACCGCCCCCAGACGCGGGAACTTGGCTACCATTATCCCCAGCGCCCGAATTGAGCGAACAGGCGGACGAAGACCAGACGTAGTCCATCTGCCCGCCGTCGCCGGCTGCCGTGTAGCCGTCACGGTGAATCGCCGTGAAAGCCCCAAGAACCGTCGTCGTGATGCTTTGTAGCGCCGCCTGATTCGATACGTGCGTCAGGCGGTTTAGTAGACCGCTCGAGACGAACTGGGTCGTCGCGGCATTCGAGCTGCTGTCGCCGGCAGGTTGAGTGGGAGCAGTTAGCGCAGACAGGCCGGTGATCGTGCCGCCTGTGATGGCGACGCTGGGAAGTGTTGCTGCGCCTATGAGCGAAAGACTTTGCGCAGTCAGCGGGCCTGTGAGCGTGCCGCCGGTCAAAGACAGTTTTGCGGCCAGAGCGCTGTTAAGCTGCGCCGCAGTGAGGATCTGGCCGGGCGTGAATTGAGCGTGGGCGGCAGCGCTCACGAGCAACAGCAGTACTGCAAGGAATCGTTTCATCATCATGAAATCGTCGCGGCGTCGAGAATGAATGTTTGATCGAGTGTAAAGGGCGGAATGCCGTAATTCGTGATGCACACACCGATGTTCGTTGCGATCGGCCGGCAAGCATTGATCGCGGCATAAATGTCCGCATCCGAAGCCGCCGTGACCTCCGCCGCGAGCGAGCCGGTGTACCCATGAGATAGCGGTGTCGCGAGCGCCGACCATGCCGCTGCATTCGAATATGCTGCACCAAGCGAGCCACCGGCGACCTGCGGCCGATACGCCGTAATCAGCGCACTGAAGGGGCAAGCGATCGATCCCATACGAGCGACACCGCAGAAGCTCGCAACACCCGTGTTCGCGCCGAGGCAACCTGTGTCCAGAGGTCTAGCAGGCTCGAAGATGATCGGGGCATTCCCGGTCAACTGGGTGAGCATGCTTTCCATCGCGGGTCGCGTGACGCGCTTCTGGAAGATCGCAAGCTGGATCCTGGCGATATAACTCGCGCCCGACTCACCCTGCTTGCGCGGCAGGCTCGTTCCGAGGAAATCAGATGCCCAGATATCGATCCATCCGCCCGACGATGTCTGTAGGCGCGTTTGCGCCCAGAAGAACATGATCAGGGTGTACATGATCGACAGCGCCGAAGCGATGCCGTTGAGGACGCCATTCAGGATCTCTGCGAGCGCGAGATCCCCGAACCATCCCCGTGGCAGATAGGACTGAAGCCTCGAAACGATGTCCTGCTGGTCGCCCTTCGCCATTACGACACCGTGATTGCGCCAGCACGAAATGACTGCTGGAAGGTGATGGAAAGGTCTGCCGTGCCGCCATTGACGAGCACGCCGGTGACGTTCGTTACGCCGGCTACCCCGTAAGCCTGAGTGGCAATGTTCGAATATGGCAACGTGGCGCCGTCCGATGTGGTCGCAATGCTGTTGACGTATGCGCTGATTGCCGCCTGAACGAGTGCCGCAACAGTCGAATGCACGAAGCCTGAGGCGGTCGTGATCGTCAGCGAAATCGTGACGTTAAGTTGATTCGGCGCATGCACCCCGTAGGTCGAACACAGCGGGCGCACGGCTTCAATGGCTTTGGATGCGTTCGCGATCTCCGTCGACGTGGCCGTGCCGTTGCCATCGTTGATGATGGCCGTGAAGTAGCCGTTCTGAGATTGACCGTTGTACTGCCGGTTCTCCGCGATGATCCCGGTCATGCCGATTTGCACGCTAGCGATTGCGTTGTAGACCGCTTGGAGCGTGCCAGCATCAAGGCTTGCGATGAAGAGCACGAAGCGCGCGCGGGCGGCAGCGTCGGACTCGGCGGCAGCGCCATTCGTTACCGCTGCGGCATTCGATACATAGTCGACACCGGAAATCGCGGTGCCGAGCGTATTCAGCGCGCCGAGCGAGACATTCCCTGCAGTCCCGGGCGTCGAGCACTGGACCGTGACATTGACGCTCGCTTGACCAGCGGGCAGCACATAGCCGTTCTGCGCTGCGCTATAGGCAGCATTCGTCGTGTCGGCAATGGCCGTGAACTGAACCGTTCCATCCGCCGTCTGCGCGATCGCGCCAACAGAGATCAGCGCCTGATTCGTCGGCGTGAACCGTCCGAAGGACTCTTGCGTGGTCGCCGCTATAGCAGGCAGACGAGCAAAGCCAAACTGCGCGAACCAGCTATCGAGGTCCGGCCCGTTCGAGGTCGCTGCGCGCGTCAAAGCCGCGACCTGAAGAATCAGGCCCTGAAGCCAGAGCGCTACGCCGGCCGTCGCTTCGTCAATCGCAAGCAGGACGGCGCCAACCGTAAAGTCGACCAGCGACGCCGCAGCGCCCTGTACTGCTGTCGCGAAATTCGAGACTAGCGAGCTAAAGGATTGGGTATTGAGGTTCGCCATTTATGGTTCTTGCGAAGTGTCGAACTGGACAAACTGCGGCGTCGCCGTGTTGGCGTCCGTGTACTGAATCGTTGCGCTAACTGCGTTGTTGGTTTGCGTCAGGCCGATCTGCGGTGCGGGCTGCCTGGCGACCGCCTGCTCGAGCAACATCTGGCCGCGGATCAATGCGGTCGTCGCCGGCACGTTCCCGGGCGAGCCCACCTTGCGCGGAACGCCTGCGCCGTAGGTTGGATGCCATGTGTAGTCGGGCGATGCGACAACGCCGCCCGCCGTATTCAGCAATTGAGGATTGGTGAGAAGGCGCCGATAGACGCGCTGCACGCCTGTCGTCGGCTGATCGGCAAGCAATAGATCGCCCGAGGCAGAGACACTTAAGTCGCCACCCCAATAATGATTCAGGTCTGTCATCAGCCGCCCTTAACCGTGCTCGTGAGTTGCGCGCCCGACATCTGCTGCGTAGGGGGCAAGGAATTGCCGCCTTGGGGGTCCGGGTGCGTGTGACCGTTGAACAGAGCGACAAACGCAGATGTCACGAACTGAAGGAGCGTTTGACCGGTCGCGCCAAGGCTGATTGAAGGAGCCGTGACGGTCGCTGTGCCTGTGGCCGTCACCGATGCGTTTGCAGCGGTCGTGCTGGCGTTTCCTGTCACGCTTGCCGTCATATCCCCGGCTACGATTGCATTCAGGTTGCCCGCGGTATTCACGTCGACATCGCCACTCGTGACTAGCTTGACGAAGCTGCCGGTGGAATGAAGCGCCCAAATCTCGCCGCTCGGCACAGGAATCGCCTGTTGCGCGACTGAGAAAATGCGCGCGACGATCGTGCCGGAACTGAAATCGCCGTGCTCATAGATGACGAGCACCTGATCGCCAATCTGCGGGCCGACAGCCACGCCCCAGCCGTTGCCAATACCGATCGCGCCCATCGGCATCCAGTTCGATTCGGTGTTTTCCTCGCCCGGGTCGGTCGGCTCGAGTGTGACCTTGACCGAATGCGTCGACGCGTCGTAGCTGCTGACCGTGGCGAACCGCGGTGCGGACTTGTCGTTGCCGACCATGCTGGCTTGCTGGCGGATCGCATTTGCAAGTCGAGCCATACTCATACGATCACCGTCGAGTCAGGTGCGTGATTTTTAGCGCTGATGGTCATCTCATATCCGCCGTCGAAGTTCATCGAGCGACTGATGCTGTCGGGGAAATACTGCTGATCGAATGCCGTTCCCGTCCCGCCGAACTGAATGATTGAGGTGATATCGAGATTGTTGTCGCCGGGCATCGTCAGCCCTTCGATCTTCATCTCATGCGCGACGAGCTGGTCATACCAACTCTTTGCGCGCTGAATCGCCTGCTCTTGCGTGAGGTTCGGGATCGTCTTCGAGTAGATCTGGCCGCCTGCCCCGACAGATGAGGATCCGACCTTGATCGTCCTTACGTTCGACGGATACGAGACCACGTACCCCTTGGCGAACTTCTTGTTCCACGAGCGGATCTTGACCTGAATGCCACGGGAAACCGTCAGTGCGCGGGTCAACTTGATCGACTCGAAATTCGCCTTCGGGCCGGAAGTCGTCGATACCGGCTGCCACACGATTTGATACGGCATGGTCGCGGTCGGGTCCGGCGCAGGTTGAAAGTAAAGCGTCTGCCCGCGGACCCAGACTTTGAAGTTCTCGAGATCGGCCAAATAGTTGAGCAAGTCCCATTCGGACCGCTCGTCGGCCACGTTGACGTGATCAATCTCGTAATACTTGCCTACCTGCGTGGTCGTTGCTGTGATCGCTGAGCTCAGCCCGTGCGCCCGCGCCAACTGCGCGGCGATCTGGCTCGACGTCTGATTCGGCCACTTCTGCGTGGTCTTGGTATCGATGAATACCCGCGTGAGGTCGCGGCCCGTCACTTCGATAGTGTTCGTGACCGGGTCAATCTCGATCGCATCTACCTGCCCATAGATCCAGCTTTCGAGGTCGGCCGCGCTGTACAGCAATGGGTTGCTCGGAAAGCCGATGAACAACTCCACGAACATGTCCTGCTGATTTGAAAACCAGATGGCATTGCGGTCCGATGGCAACAACGCCCCAGCAAACTTGCAGCGGAACGTGTCGGCCGAATAGAACGAATTGTTTTCGAGCTCAAACTCGACCCACCCTGTAATCAGCGCACCACTATCTCGGTTCCCGTTGGCATCGACCGAATACACCTTCACCGCCCCGCGCGGCTGTCGCCCGGTCGGCTGGAGAAAAGAAGTCATGGTGAATTACGAGGCGAGAATGCCGCCAGTCGTCTTCGGGTTGTATGGCGGGATGACGAGCGTGTTGATGCCAACCAGTGTCGGATCCGTGAAGCCGTTCGCGTTTGCGATCTGCGTCCACGCGGTCGGATCGCCATATTCTTTCGCGGCGATGTCGTACAGGTTGCCGCCGCCGACCGTGACCGTGCGCACGCTCGAATTGACCTGGCCGAGGTTCGTTTGCATGCGGCCGAGTAGCGCGCCAATCGAGATGTAGTTCACCTGTAGCGTCGTGGCGTTCACGATGGATGAAAACACGCCCACGTTCTGCAGCACCGGCAACGAAGGCAGGACACCGCCTGGAACGCCCACACTCGCCAGTATTTGATCAACCCCACCGATGGCGGACGTCAGATACGAGACCGCCTGATGAATCGGCCCCAGCACAGACGCGATCGTGCTCAACGAGGCGCCGACGAACGTCTTGACGCTTGCCGCCGCCGACGAGACATTTGCCATCAATCCCGAGAGCGCGCTGTCCCCCGTCGCAGCGGTCAGCGTGTTGGCTGAGTTCAGGTCGCCATTGATCAAGTCGTCCGCATTCGGCTGCGGGTCGATGTAGACGGGCGCCGTGAGGTCTTGCAGCACCTCGCAGGTGATCCGGTACGGGATCCGCGCGAATCGATAATCGGGCTCGAAACTGCTGATGTAGACGAGCAGGTAAACCTGATCGAACGACAGTGCGACCGGTACGCCGGCATCCTTCATCTGCTGGATGGCCTGTGCTCGATCAAACGGCGACTGACCGTCCTGCGTCGGAAAGAAGATGCCCGACCATTCAGCCGGCCGCGGGTCGGCGCCCATCGCGTCGATGACGCGCACGCCGCCGACCAGTTTTTTAACCGAAAGTCTCTGCGAGCCACCGAACGGGATGGACTCCGGAATCTCCATGTCCTGAAAGGTGAAGTCTCCAAGGGCGAGGGTGATGCTCATAGAAGCTCCGGCGAATTCGATGGAGATGTATGCGGGCGCGCTATCATTCAGTTATTTCGTCCGATATCGCCATGAAAATGAGAGACGTTTTCGGCTTTTTGCTTTGCATTTCGGCCATTCCGGCAAATGCCAAACCCGCTCTACTCCCCAATTACGTCGCCTGCCAGTCGCAGGAAGCGTTGCGGCAGATGGGACAGGCCATACGCAATCACGATGACAACGGTATTCGGTACCTGTCGCGTCAATGCACGCTGACAACGTCTCTCAAAGGAAGGCCGTTTTCAGTGATCGATTCGACTTTGCTCGGCGAGACCCGAATCCGTGTTTATGACGGGAGTGCTGCGACCGAGCTATGGACGCCGAGCGAGGCTGTTGAAGGGCGCTAGTACTTCAGACCCGGCATAGGCAGGCTTACGCCCGGATCGATGCCGCCAGTGTTGGTGGAAAGGCCGGTTTGTTGCGCCAGATAGCCAGCGACGTGCTTGCCGACCTTCTTGCCGTCGAGATAGACGTCGCCAACGGTGCCGCCGCCAGCGTTGCCCCCGCCACTCGCAACAGAGCTATCGGCGTGCCCCGGAGTCTTGGAGCCGGTGAAGTGGCTCCAAGCTTGCTTCGTGAGATCAACAATCATGCCGCCTGGGTCGACCACTCCGCCGTCGTGCGCCGCGATAGTCCCGAGCGCCTTGATTAGATCGGGGTGGTCGGAGGCGAAGCTGTTAATGCTCCGCAAGAGGGCGGTGCCGCCATTCAGCATGTCCGTTATCGCGGGCAGCATATGCTGGCCGAATTCGTTCTTGAAGTCGGTCCATGCGGCAGTAAAGTTATCTTCTGCTCCGCTAGCTGACTTCTTATACGTGCCGATCACGTCATCCGAGCCCATCGCACCCTGGGCGAGCTTGTAGTCCCGTATCAGCTGAAACTGCTGCGTCGTCATGATCGACGCTTGATTCGACGCGGTGCGGTTCGACAAAACGTCGTTGACGACCTTCAGGACCTGATCCTGCGATGTGATGCCTTTCTTGGCGAGCGCTGGCAGCAGCACTTCGTCCATCCACTTGGCCGGATCGCTTTGCAATAGCGAACTGCCTTGGATATCCGTCATCACCAGCGACTTCATCGGCTTGCCGCCAACGGATCCGTGTTCCTGCATCTGCAGCGTAGCGAGACCTAGATCCTGCAACAGACCCATCGTCTTCTTCGGCGTGCGGCCGGCGACGAGGTTCTGGTAGATGCTCATCATCGAGGTTGCGGCACGCGCGCCGCCCTGCTCGATCATCAGCCCTTCCATGTGCATCAAGCCCTCGTCGCTCAAGCTTCGAAATGCCGTGCCGCCTTGCTGCGAGAAGTTTCCGAGATCCTGAAACTTCAGGAATCCGCCCGATCCCGTCACCAGCCTTTCAGCCAGATTCAGGTTCCGAGTGAACGACGCCTCATCCTTGGTGCCACCGCGCCGGTCGATGAATTTCATCAGGCTCTTGAGCCCTTCATCATCCATTCCGCCGAGCTTGTCGCCGTAAATCGCTGCGTTCGCCTTGCCGAGCGTCACCAACTGCGGCGTGAACCGTTTCACCTCGTCGAAGTTGTTGAACAGGCCGGCCGATTCGGCCATCGCGCTCATCAACTCAGTCTGCGAGACGCCATACGCCTGAGTCGCATGAGCGAACTTCTCCGCCTCTGCGTTGACTGCATCCCCAAGGTTCAGCGCCTTGAAACGCATGGTCGCGTCTTGGTAGTCCTTGGCGCTCTCGTAAAACTGGTGCCCGACATACGCAGCAACGAAGCCGGCTGCGGCTGGCACCATTAGGCTATCGGCCAAACCCATGCCGACGCCGCCGATGCCAATACCGTGCGATCCTGCGTGGATGTTGCCGCCATGAAGACCGCCGCGTCGACCGCCATGCCCGCCACCTCCGCCACCACCACCCCCGGGAGGAAGCATCGGAGGTATCACACCGCCACCGCCCGGAACCCGTGACCAGCGCATGGCGTTAAGACGAGATTCGAGCCGGACCGCTTCCGCATTGGCTGCGATCAACTCCTTCTCGATGCCCAGACCGCCAGCCGGAATCGAGCCTTTGATGCTGCCGAGCGCTTTTTCGGCCAGCAATGCTTGATCCTTAACGCCCTTCAAGCCGATATCGAGCTTGCCGGCAGCCGCAGCCAGATTCCTGACGCCCACGACTTCCGCGCCCATCTTTTGCAGGCGCTTGTTGACCTGAAGCGCGAGCGCGTCGACCTTCTCGAACTGCTCCGACAGCTTCATCAACTGCGGCGTGATGAGGTCGGTCAGCTTGAGCGTGGTGCCAATCGAATAGACGTCAATCATTTGGCGTTACACTCATGTTCTGGAGGTCAATATGGATTTCATCTACCGCGCACACGAATGGCTGGCAGACCGGATTTCATGGGTTCAATACCCGAAACCGCGTGTGCGGAGCGTCAGCGGCCACGCGCTCGGGTTTAAAGCGCGGTGGCAAACGAGGCCGCCGATGAACAAGGCGTTCGCCATATGTCTACCGACGTTGCTGCTGTTCGTCTCGGATATCGGCGTCTATCTGTCGATCGCCAGCGTGATATTCCTGTTCGCCTACTTCAATCGCCGCTGGTAATGCGCGGCTTGCGCCATCCCATGCCGGCGAGCCATGCAAACATCGTCTTACCGATGATGGCTCCGACGCGCTCCCGGCTGTGAAGTGCGGCAGCACCCAATACCGCGCGAGGCGGCTGCTTGCTGGTTCCGATATCGAACCAAACGAGATTCTGATCGTTTGAGCCGATCGCAGCCTCGGCATCAATCACCGTGCGCTCGACCGACTTCTGCATCTCGCCCGTGCGAAACCCGGGGTCGTTCTCCGAGAATCCAAGCCGCGCGCGCTCCTGCTGCGTCCTGTCGGCCAATTCTTCCCATGCCGGGTAAGGGCCGATCGCGCCTTGGTACTCGCCTATCATCCCCTTCGCGGTCTTCTGGATCTCTTCAGCCGCCTTGTCCGCAATGTGATGCGTGACTTCCGGGCCAGCAATGGCAAGACGCTCAAGGTGCGCCGCGAAGGCAGCGAAGCTCTTGAATTCCGTCATGTGCTGGCCTCGAAGGTGCGCGATGCGAAGTTGTACTTCTTGCCGGTCGCCATCTCCGAGAAGATGATTGACCAAGCTGTACGCTTCACGTTATCGACGGAAAACGCCACATCAAACGGCACGTTGTTTTGGACGAGCCACAACGACTGCCGAATCGGTGTGGCGTTAACTATTTTTTTACGGCTTCATCGCCCTCGCCGTCTTCGTCTTGCGGGAAGCGTTCGGCAATCCCCTTTTTGATGGCTGCAAAGCCTTCTTCACCAAGACGGGAGATCAATGCCCGCATCTGCGCCTTGTTGCTCGGCGCAGGAGCGATGACGCCGTCGATCGAGACGACATAGATCGCGGGGATGCACATAATCCGGTACACATCGTTCTTCGCCAGATCGCCCAATGCCTCGATCAGGTCGAACTGAGCCAGCACATCGGGCTTTTTCAGCACGAGAGTTCGTCCGCGCTCGTCCTGCACCGAAAACTCTGCCTGCACGTCCTGTATGACGCGCTCGGACGGCGTCATGGCCTGCAATTCGCCGCCATGCGGCTTGACTGTAACTTTGGTCATTAGCTGATCTTGATCCGTGTGCCAGCGTCAAACGTGAAACGCTGGGTTACCTTGTCCTGCCCCTTGTACGTGCCGGAATCTTCCGGATACAGCGCCACGTCGAGGAACTGGAACTGCGACACCGAGCCATCGAGCTCATTGATAGTCTGGGTGATGATGACGGCAGTCGGCGGCAACTGCGCGTAGTAGCTCGCCTCAGCATCAGCGAAATACGCGTCGAATGATGCGTCCTGACGGTCGATTTCGAACGTGCCCGAGTGGCCATCCGGAACCGGACGATGCTTGATGCGCCCGTTGATATCGACGCTCTTGAGCTTGACCATTCCCGGCTTCGATTCGAAGCTGGTAATGCCATTGATCGTGACCTGGCCGACGCTCGAGTCGAAAACCGTGACCTGCGCGCCGTCGCGGCCTACGTTAAAGCTATTGATGCCCATTTACGGCTCCAGAAATGAAAACGCCCGCGCGAGGCGGGCATTGGATGCGGTAGAAGCCGTTTAGGCCGGCTGGACGGTGACGTTGACGGTCGATCCGCCTTGCAGCGAGATCACGAATACACGGACGATCGACAGGTACTTGACCTTGACGAGGGTTTGCATCAAACCCAGCGCCACTTGCGGGTCCGGATTGTTTGCTCCGTTCGTCTGCACCGAGAATGGAATCGACTTCGGGTTGTTGACGTCGCCGATGTACTGCAGCGTCGGGTTCTTCCAGAGGTTCATCAGGAAGCCGGTAATGGCGTCGTTCACTTCGCCGCGGAGGTCTGTCGTCTGCGGATTGCCCACGACCCAGCCGAAGTTCGACGCCAGCGTCAGCGCCAGGAAGTTCGTCATGGTCGTGTACGCCTCACTGTTCGTCGCGGCGAACGAGGACGTATTCATGTCCGTCTGGAACGAGAAGTAATTGCCTCCCGGCGACGGGTTTGCGAGGTAATCGACGCGACCCTGCGTTGCTGCGAGCGCTTCGGGGCTCGAGTACACCAGACTCTGAATGGAGCGCTGCGTGCCGATGATGCCGTTGACCGGCTTGTTGAGCGTCGACTGGTTAGGCGAAAGGTTCGCGCGCATCGGCGCCCAGAACGTGGCCGGCCCGAGCAGGCGTTGCACGCCGTTGACCGTATCGTTCCAATACACCCAGTCGCCGACCAGATCCTTGAAGCTGTAGTTGTCGACGCCGGCCGTGGCGAGGTTCGCCGCGACCGTAGCGATCGACTGGCCCGGCGAACCCTGGCCGGCACCGAAGATGCCGTACGTGATGCCGAACTGCGCCATCGTAGACCACTGGGACGAGGTCGAGTGGTCGACTAGATTCATCGTCAGCACGCCGGCGTTTTGTAGGGCAGACATGCCTGTCGGTGGCGTCGTGTTCGCGCCGACCAGCGTTGCATCGGTCACGCCGGCTGCGCCATCCGTACCGCCGCTGAATGCGGTCGTCGCCAACGCAGGAGCTGCAGCCGAAGTGCCGAGCGTTGCGACCACGTACTGCGACGGGCCGCGCACGCCGGACTGGCCGTTATTGATAGCGCTGACGAGGTTGGTCCAGCAGCCGGTTCCGAGGGTGTACGCGCCGCCCGTGCCAGCGCCACCGCCTGAGAGCGTCGCGGTGGCCGAGGTATAGCCTGCGCCGGGCTGAATCACGGCCGGAGCGCCGAGACCCCATACGAGGTTGATGATCGCGCCCGCACCGACGCCGGAGGTCTGGATGGGAACGTTGCCTGCTGTCGGGGCCGAGCCGCCGCCGAGTGAGCCGGCGTTCGTGACGGACAGCGCGGTAATGACACCGGCCGATGCAGTGGCCGTCAGCACAACGCCATTCGCAAGCGTGAGCGTGTCACCAGTCACGTAACCAGTGCCGCCCGTTGCGCCTCCACCCGTGACATTGGCCGACAGCACCTTGAGCGTGGCCTGCATAACAGCCTGCGTGCCGCCAGCGGTCTGCGGAGCCGAGACCGCGACGCTCGGAACTGAGGTGTAGCCGGTGCCCGGCGTGGTCGAGCCAGGGATAATGCCGACACCCAGGTTGTCGTACACCTCCGACGTGAAGCCGGGAAGCGCGACCGTGCACTTGAAAGTGTTCGGTTTCGTGCCGGCCGCTGGCGTAGCGGTTAGGCCATTTCCCACGACGCCCGTATAGAAGCCGGTCAGGGTGGCGCCCGTCGTGCCCGAGCCGTCCTTGAGTGCGCAGGTTGCGGCAGTATCGCTGCCGTCAGTCACGCGAACCGTCGTGTTGTTCGTTTGCTTGAGACCAAAGGCAACCGCGATCGCAGTGGCGAGATCGGATTTACGCACAGTGACAGGGCCAAGCATCAGCGCAGCCATTTGCGGCGATCCGACCGGCACCGGGCTATTGACCGGGCCCCACGAGGCGACGCCGACGTGCCCGAGACCGTTGGTCGATACGCCAGCGACGACCGCGGGTGGCGCGACGACTTGCGTGTAGACGCCCGGGGCGAGCGTGCCGGCCAAATTGAGCTGGTCAAATTGAAAAATGGGCATCTACGAGCTCCAAACGAAAAAAGCGCCCGTAGGCGCCTTTGAAGGAATGAGAAAGTGGGTTACTGCGGGAAGGTCTTGCGACAGAAGTGCGCGTTTTCGCCAGCCATCACCGCGGCGATCTCTGCCGCATCCGTGATTTGCTTGCCGCGTGCGTAGTCGCCAAACGGATGCACCACGATCAGGTTGAAATCGGGCTTGCCCGGAGCGACCGGCAGTTTCTCGTCAGCCATTGCGGCTCCTTAATATGTGCGCGAGGCGATCACATCGCCCTGCATGTCTTCGAAAATTACTTGAGCAGCCACGACCGTTGCGACTGTCTGGCTTACCGTCGTTGCGTACTCGACGCAGTAGAACAAGTCATGCCGGTACAGCTTTTCCTTCTGCATCGAATCCAGAGGGATGCTGCGCTGGTACTTGATGTTTGCCCCAAAGCCATCGGCCATCGTCAGATCGTGGATCTGCGAGAGTGCATTGCGGATCGTGCTGCCGATCGCCTTACGCGAGGCCGGATCGTTCGCCCACACGATGATCTGAAAGGACTGTTCCTGCCGCTCCCATTCGGTCGTCACGGTGCCGGTCGTGCCGACGCGTGCCGCGGTGACGCTTACGCCAGCGGGCAGCGTGATAACCGGCCCTGCGCTCGTCGTGCCGGGATATTTCGCCGCGATGAGCGTTGCCAGCCCCGTTGCGATGCTCGTCAGCGTGTCATTCGACTGCGCGGGGTAGATAAACGCGACCCCCGCAATCAGTGCGGCCACGTTGTGCGGCGTGAACGGCGAGGGCATTGCGCCGCCGACCGTCAGTTTTGAGCCTGCTGACGTCAACGTGATCGTCGCGGGCTTGATCGACATCACATGCTGTTTCGGGGCGTAGCGCGTCGTGTTGCGCTCTTCCGGTCGCGGGTAGACGGTGATGTGCGCTTTGCCGATTCTCAGGTCGTCATCGAGTTGCGATTCGGTTGGCCATCCCGGATATACCTTGCAAACATTCCCGACAATCGATGGTTGACCGGTTCCGTTCGGATAAAGCGCCGAGTTCACACGCCCAGCCAGCACATCAGCAACATCCCATACGCTTGCCATCGGGCATCTCTCTCATGTCTGAGCCTGCTGCGAAGTGCACCGCCACCCCAAATCCGTGAGTTCAGCGCTCGAGATCACATAGCGGCGATCCAGATCATCCGTGATGATGTCCGCGGTGCGCAGGTTGACGCCCAGGAAAGCCGGGAAAAGCATCTGCCACCAAGGATTGCGCACGTCACCAGGCAAATTCACTTCGCCCTTCTCACCCTTCGTGCCCTGAAGCACCGAAGCAGGCCAGCCCGTCATCAACGGCGTCTCGTTTGCATCCGTGTCGCCACCATATCCGAGCAAACCTTCGCCCGTTTGTTGCTGCGGGCGAAGCACATTGATCGTGCGATTACAGTCGACCGCCAGAATCGGCAGGATCGGCTGCATCGCAGCGATGAAAAACGTCTGCGAATCGTTGATCAGGTAGTCACCGACCTGGGTTTGCGTGCCGTCGACCAGACAGAACCACGTCGGCTTGCCGTACTTGTTCGGCCGGCCGTAGGTCATGTCCTCGGCGTTGAAACTGGCGTTCAGCGAGGCGACAGGTCCGTACTGAAACGGGTTGATAGGCGATGAGGGGCGGTATAGGTCGAAGACAGGGCCGATGCGGAGGGCCGCCTTGCCATACCCGGCATATACCTTCTGCTGAAGCTTGGTGGAGTCCAATTTCAGCCCCGCACTAGCGAGATGCCGCCGTTACCGAGCCCCGGACCCGGTGCGAACCCGATAAACCCGCACATGCGACGGCGCCACGAATCGAACAGCCGATCGCGGTCAGCCAGTTCGCGCGCGTTGTGTTTCCAGACCGCGGCTTGATCGGTATCGAGGTTGGCGCTCACTGCGGGAATTGCCGTCTCAAGCGCGTAGAGATTCGTCAGATACGTGTTGATGAGGACGGATTCCTCGCTCGCGGAAAGCGTCGTCAATCGCGCGTACAGCGACATGATGACCATCCCGAAGCGGCCATAGACGAGATCCTGACTGCCCGTAATAGGCATTGTTGTACCGACGAGCTGATAACCCATGAATCGGCGCACGTCCGTCATTTGGGCATCAGTCAACATTTCACTTGTCCGTTTTCTTCGTGTATTTACGCTTTGCGGGTACCTCGCCAGCCGGCTCGCCGTCCGACGTTTCGGATGCGGCTTCCTCAAACACTTCGTGATCTTCGGTCAAGTCCGACTCGTTGATCACGATGTAGCCATGCGGGTTATCGTCTGAAACTGGCGACGCCACTTTTACTGTCGGACATTCCATGGAAGCTCCAATAGAAAAGGGCGGCCAAAAAAGCGCCGCCCCGATACCGCCAGTTTATCCAAGCAACGTGGCGATGTGATTGCTCTTGATCGCCTGTGTGCCCCAAGCCAAGCGAACATGGTAGACAAGTTGCATGAACTGGCGATACACGGCCACGTCGAACACCAGACCGCTAACCGGGTCCGTGATCTGCGCCACGTCGTCGGCCATATCCATCGCCTTGCCATCCGGACCGACCGGCATTTTCGGCGCGCGCGTGATCAACTGAATCGCGGAGCGGCTGAAGCCGATGTTCGGGGTTGCAGTCGCGCCGACCGTCGCAGCGGTTGCCGACGTGGCGATAGCGACTTTCAGGCCCGGCGCCGCGATGGTGATCGCGCCCGGAGCAGCAATGCCCCCCGTCACGACGTATTTGTTCGTGTCGCCCGCGAACGTGACCGTATCGCCAGCCAGCACAGTGCCCGTACCGGTGATCAGGTTGATCATGGTCGCGCCGACAGCATAACCAGCGGTGTCGGTCGTGTAGCTCGCACCCGTACCCTTCGTGACTGCCTGAATGGCGTTCGAGTTGTGGAGCATCTGGCCTTCCAACTCGCCGATAACGCCGCGGCGCAGGAGTTCGTCCGTGCCCGCTTCGTTCACCTTGAACAGCACGTTCTGCTTACCACGCAGGTTCGCGATTGCAGCCGAGCCAAGCACCAGTTGCAGATCGGTTTGCGGCGCGCCGTTGTCGTCCAGGATCTTGCGCTGCTGGGCGATGTCCGACAGATCACCAGCAACGCCGAACGGTGCTGTGCCGGGCGTACCGTAAGCGCGCGAGGCGTTCTGATACGCGGTCGTGAACAGATCCACTTCGACTGCGTTACAGATCGTGCGGAACGCTTGCGCGAACTGATTCATCAGCAGGCCGCCGTAACTGCCGGCGTTGATCAGGCCCGTTTGCTCTTCGCCGTTCCAGCGAATCGGGTAGTGCTTCGACTTGCTGATCGTCATCGTGACGTTGCCAACCGTTTCGTCGCCTTCGTTCGGCGCAGTAACAGCAGGCGTGTTGTCGGCCAAGCTGGCTTGCGGCGCGATCGGGATCATGATCGTCTGGTTGAGAGCCGCGCGTTCGCCCGAGCTATTGCGGGAGACCGCGGGGATGAAGCCGACCTGTTCGCGCGAAACGACATCGAGCGCTTCGTAAATGGTCGGAATCAGGCCAGTCAGGGTATTGGCGCCGAGAACGAGGCCTTGGCGCGCCATGAAGTCGAACAGATGAGCATGCGCGATCAGCGCATAGGCATGAATGCGCAACTTGGCTTTGGAAAGGAAAGACGTTTTCACAGGAATTAATCCTATAGGTGAGTGAAGTGAATTAGCGAAACAGGTAGGCCATCCAGCCCGAAGCGCCTTTCCTCATCCAAGGTCTGGCTATGGGTAATGCGGTAATGCGTGTTCAATCGGCGAGCGATGCTTTGCCGGTTCTCACTTCAGCAGCAACAGAGGCCTGCCTGGCGGGGTCGAAGGCATTGAATTCGGCGCGCGAATAGGCTTTCTTGCCCCCCGAGCCGGCGCCACCGCTCGCACCCGAACCGCTCGCACCCGAACCTTTCATGATCTGGTCGCGATGCGGGTAGCTTTCAACGAGCGTTTCAAGCGCTTCATCGAAGTTGGCGAGTTCGCCGATGCGCGTGCGGGAGAAAATCTTGTTGCCAGTGGCGTCATAGGCCACCGTCTTGCCGTCCTCGATCTTGAATGCGCGACCGAAGGCGGCCTTGGCCATGTCGCCCGGGATTGCCAACTTCTCGGCGATAAACTTCGAGCGGTCGAAACTGCCGCCGATCTTTTCGTCGTAAAGCTGGTTTTGCAGCGTGTCGCGCTCACCCTTGGTCTTGGCGAGTTCGGAGACGAACTGCTTGTTGGCTGCCTCGACCTGTTCTTCCGCTGTGCGCCTCGCTGCTGCCTTGATTTCCTCGACCTTGCCGGCCGCGATCAGGTCGCCGTCCTTGATGTTCTTCACGGTCTCGAGCGCTTTGCGTGCTGCTTCAGCGTCCTCGATGCCTTCGAACGCTTTTGCGATCTTCTCGGCTGCTTCTGCGCGCTCGCGATGACCCTTTGCCTCGCCATTGAGGCGCGTAATCGTGCCGATCGTGCCGTCCCCGTCGAAGGGTGATTCTTTGCCGTCCGCGTGAACGAAAACGGGCAACTTCGAACCGTTGACCTCCTGAACAACAATGCGACCTTCAGCGTCGTACTTAAATGGCATGGTGTTTCCCTGGTCATCCGACCGTTTTGCGAGCCATCCGGCTCAAGACGCCGTGCCTATCCAGGCGAGCGGCAATAAAAAAGCCGCAGGACCGTGAGGCCGTGCGGCTTGCGACTGCATATGAAGCGAATTACGTGTCTTTGATCTGAACCTGGGCGGCCGTAACCTTGACGGCGTTCTGCTTGATGCGCAACTTCTCGTCTTCCCACTTGCGCTCTGGACTGATCACGCCGCGGCGCTGCGCCTCGGCAAAGAGTGACTCATCTGAGAATGTGCCGTCGACGTTCATGTCGCGCAGCAGCTCAAGGGATGCCTCAGCTAGGGATGCAACACCGAAATCGTTGAATATCTCGATGTGGCCGCCTTCGGGCTCCTTCACCCATTCAGCGGCCAGTGCGAGCGCCGCGTCAGTCGCGTCCTCCAGATCCTGGATGATCCGCTGCAGCGTGCACATACCGGCTTCGTTGTCGGCAACCGTGTGCGCGACGGTCATGTTGCCGGGCTTGATCACCAGCAACTCGGCGCCAACCTGGCGCATACGGTCTTCGAGGGCCAGTAACTCGTCAGATCCGGCTTTGATTGCCTGCCCGGTATGCTCGACGAATTTCAGATCACCTTCCGGATCATCCGACTTCACTGCAGTTGCGGCGCCGACCGTGATCGGGTTGTCGCCAAGCATCTTCGCGAACAGGATTGGCACACGCGCAATGTGCAGGATCGTCTGTTGATCAGATTTGCTCTGCCAGTGCTCCACGTTCATGTGGGCGAGCTCGACGAGGGGCGGCGCAGCCTGCATGAAACCAGTTCGTCGTCCATACACCGGCACGAATGGGATTTTCTGCAGAGTGGTCTCGCCTTCGTCATACAGAACCCAGTCTTTCTTGCCTGATGCATCGGCTTTTTCGGACTCACGCCAGACCTGCCACCTGCCAGGGTATAGCACGCGAACCTGCTCAACCTCTTTCTCGCCGAATTCGCCATCCGGCTCAGAGACGACCTCGAGGAACCGGAATTGCGTTAGCGTCTGGACACCGTTAATCCGTTCCGCGCGCCAGCCAAGAATGCTTTGGGCGTGAATGTGGACGAAGTAGGGGCGCACGCCGGCCGCGACTTCCTCGGCTTTTGTGCGCAGGGCGCCTGCATTCGGGAAATCGACCAGAATGCCGCACATACCGTATGAAATCACATGAAAACAGACGGCCGCGGCGAACGCATGCAGGTTATGCCCCTGCAGATCAATGTCGTCGCACCACTCAACAATGCGCGGCGGAACATCTTCTCCCAGCGTGACTGGCTTCGAAAACGGCTTCCCAGTCAAAACCTCACAAGTGCGCCCGAAGGCAGGGAAAAGCGTGGCCGTCTTCACGCGGTTGGCGTAGGCGTCGTCGTCCTCGTTGGGCCACTGAGGCAGATAGGTTGATCCAGCCTTGCGCATGGCCGTCGTACCACCAAGCAGCGCTGCGACGATCGGATAGTCTTCCGCCATCGTCTCGACTGCAGGCGTTTGATCTCGTACGGTCGATGTCATGCGGGTTTGGCTCTTGCTAGGCGTTGAGGCTGGTTACGGTGGCGGTGCGCTTGACGATCGGCCACCGCTTCACGATGAAATAGCCGTTGGCGTCGTTCGGGTGGTCATGGCCGCTCGTCTTGTCGGGCTTGCCATCGGGCGCCCAAACCTGCTGCTCGAGCGCCTCGGTCGTAACCGGGCAGGCATCCGTGTTGATGAGAAAGCGGCGCTCACCAGCGGCATTCAGGATCATCGCGCTGTAGGCGTTGACCCGATCTTTCACCGCTGGATTGGCTGGGTTCACTTCGACCTTGAATCCGGCTTGCTTGAGAATCGACAGGTCTGATTCGCTGGCATTCTTGCTTGTCGTATTGCCGCCCGATGCGTCGGGGTAGATCACGACTTGATGCCCTGCGTCGACAAAGTCTTCCTTCAGAATCTTCGCCATTGCCGGCGTGTCGCGCACCTTCACGCGCTCCGCAAGCGTCCTCGGCAAGCCGTTGCGGACCACATTGACTGTGGCCGTCATGTTCAGGACGTTGAAGTCCAGCCCGACGTGAAGCGTTTCTCTCGGCGCGATCGTCTCAGCCGTGTGATTCAGCTTTCGATCGAAGTCGGCATAGACGCTTCCGCTTGCCAGATTCACGAACTGGCCTTTCAGGTACGCCTCGATCAGCTGCGGAGGGTAATCCTCTCGTAGCGTCTCAACGTAGTCATCAGGCAGAAACGGATTCGATTCCGTCTCGGCCTGGATCATCTCGTAGCCGGGCTTCGGACTCTTCGCCCACTTCTCGTAGACGAAATTGAAGCCTTCCGGCGTCGTGTAAACCGATACGCGGTTATACGGGTTCTTGATGCCTCGCGGCTTCTGCCGATTCCGCGCGATGATCTTTCGCCACGCCAGAGTAGCCAGCGCTTTCTTCAGCGTGTCGATCTCATCCACATGAGACCGGTAGGCCTCGTAACCGATGATGCGCGCTGGATTCTCAAGCGTGCGCATCACGAAGTCGCCGCAACTCGGCGAGCTCACGTAGATGATGTTTTCCTGCTTGTTGTACTTGTAGCGCAGTCCGAGGTCAGTGAGCTTCTCTTCCATCCGAGGCGCCAGGATTAGGCGCACGAGGTCGTATGTTGGCTCGTAGAGGGCGATCAGTGCATTCGGGCCGTCCAGTGCATCGCGGATCGCGCAATTCGCGAGCGTCTCCGTCTTCCCTGCTCCGAACCCGCCAACGAATGCGGGGAACTTGCAATCCTTCTGGAAGAACCTAGCCTGCGGGTCCGTCATCTGAAGGGTTAGTGTTCTTCCTTCCACCGATGACCTCAATCTGAATTTTCGTGACTGGCAGATCCTCTGGCGGGTTGTCCTTGAGCATGTCCTTGCGCGCCAGCTCCAGCTTCCGGATCAAATCAATCTGCCGAATGATCAGATCGGCGTAGTCAGGAGCCGCGGCCTTGAATTCTTTCTTGTCGTACGGCGCCATGTCCTCGATCAACGGGTCGTACGCCATGCCGATCTTGCGCGTGACTTCAAGTGCGCCATCAACCATGTCCTGCAACTCAAGCGAACCTGACAGCCGTACAAACCGATGCAGCTTGACCCGAGCCAGACGAATCTCGTCGTCCAGGCTGCCGACTTCGGCGCGTTCGTATAGCAAGCGCTCTTCGGGGAGCAGGGCGTCGGAGTAGAAGCCGTGCTTGACGGCGTTCGTGTTGCCGGGGCGGGCTGCATCAGTCTTCGGCCCGGTGCTCTTGCCGCCGTGCACTCGGCACCTACCGTTAGCCATCGCCGGGGCTTTGCATTGACCTCCCGCGCGCGTCTTAGCGCCGCACCAGTTGGCCATGCCCGTCTCCGCTTATGGGGTTGCGTTTCAGCAATCCGGCACAGATGGCGGATAAACCCCGTGAAATAGTACTTGCGTTAGGCACATTGTGCCGCTATGATTCTTTCCATGCCGCTGCGCTTCGCAGAAGGCGAACCCGGAGAAACGAAATGATCAAGCGCACCCAACAAGACTGGACCATCGGCAGCGTCGTCAAGGTCGGCTTCCTGAGCCTCACCGTCAAAGCGGCTATCGCCACACCGGGCGACTTCAAGCCGGATGCCTACATCCTCTCCAACGCAGCAGGCACGCAGCTTTACCGCTTCGTTCCTCACAATGGCGTCGAGAAGATTAGCCTGGTCGAGGCTCGCGAAATGATCGCGGACAACATGCACCGCGCCGAGCAACTTGCCGCGAAGGTTCTCGCTAAGGCGCAAGCTGATGCGAAGGCAATCGCGGCGATCAACGACATCCTCTTTCAATGATCCCTGACGCCACAAAACACCGGAAAGACCCTAAATACGTCCGCGCGCTGTATGAGCGCATCGGCAAGTCTCAGAAGTGGATTGCGGATCGCATCGGCATCAGCGAGCGCCGCTTCCGGTACTTGATCGCTGGATCGCGAGAGGTTGAGGGCAAGACCGTCGATGTAGTGCTGTCCTACCCTGAGCAATTCGCGCTCGAGTGTTTGGCAGAAGCAGCCGACATGGCTGGCGCTATGTCCATCAAATAAAAAAGCCACCCATCGGGCGGCAATCAGGCGGGGCACCTGAAGGAGGAAATAGAGGGTGCCGGTGCTAATCCCCGGCTTGATAGCCTCACTGGCCGCAATCGATGATCTCAACCGCGCGCGTCACCGCTATCCGACGAACCGGGAGCGACGCGGCATCCGTGCAGGTCAGCATCCTGCAAACCCTCTGCGAAGCCGCCAACCCGTTCTCCGACGATGGGGGATGGAGCGCTTAGCCGACCAAGTCGGCGGTCTGCGGCTTCGCGGAAGGTTCTAGGGGTACTCCCCATCGAATGCCGCTTGATCTATCTTTGATTCGTGCGTATATTTCAACTTATCAACAACGCAGCACGAACAGGGGATCGGGAAATGTTCATTCTGGCCGGCAACTTCGAAAACGGTTCTTGCAACGCGCTTCATGCGGGCTTGTTCGATTCCCGCGAGGAAGCAGACTTTTGGATTGATCGGGCTCGCGGCGGAATGGATCTCGTGCTCACGCGATTCGCAGATGCTCGTGTCGTCGAGACGACCGCTGAACTGGATGCTGCCGTCACAGAGGCTCGCCAGAACCCCGACTATTTTGCGGGCTGGTTCGAACGGAAGTTCACATTCGACGGCGACCGTGTATCCGTTTTCCCGAATCTTCCCGAAGATACGCCGATGCCCGCTTTTGACTAAACGCGCAGCCATGAAGCCAGCCAAACCAACACACGGCGGCGCTCGCGAGGGCGCGGGCCGCAAGACCTCGGATGGCGCGAAAGGCGTTGTGCCCGTCAATATCACCCTTACGCCCGAGGAGCGCGAAAAGCTCAAGGCGCTCGGCGGGAGTGCTTGGGTGCGCGCTCAGTTGCGCGGGGCCTAAGCCGTCAACGCCCGAAGCCGGTCCAACTTCGCGACGAGCGACGTCTTCAGCGGCCCGTCGATACGCATGCGTTGGATGTCTTCTTCGATGCTGTCGATCAGCGACTGGATTTCTGCGTTAGTCATGCTGCCCGCCAGTATTGAGCCAACGCCATCAGCAACTCCGCCCATGCCTCAGCGCACTCGGCCATATCAGCGAGGATTGAGGTGTACATGGTGGGCTCGGAAACGGAAAAGCCCTGCTCGGAATTAACCGGCAGGGCTTTTTTAGACATGGCGCTAGGACCACGGTGTCTACTCTGCCACACGTTTCACTGGGTTGCAATGAATTTTGTATGCTCGATGCGATTTAGCCTCGGCATATGGATCGTTCCTCCCCCAGTACCTATCGGCTTGCTCCTGCTTGCGCTGCTTCTCGGCATTGCGAGGCGCATGGTAGTCGCGAGCGTTTCCTAGATGCGTGGTTAGGTAAACATTCCCGACTTTGTACGACCCCATGTCGCCAGTTCTCGCCATGCAAAGGTCATTTGTCCCTCGACCGCGCATGTGGAAATATGGCTCCCAGATCGTCCACCATTCATCGAATGTCATATCCCATTCGATACCGCGCTCTTTCGCGTTGTTGCGCTGCGACTTAAACGCGTGACCTGGGTCTCTCAGCCCGCGCTCCTTGCAATATGCTCTCGCCTTCTCTACTGGCACCCTACTCATGCACGCCTCTCCACGCCATGCTGACCGCGCTGGATGCTGATCCGCCAACGCTTTTCACGATGGGCTCAGGCTTAATGAGTCCTCTCGAGAAAAGCATCGGGAACAACAGGTCCTTCGCTTCCTGATACAGGCGGTGCGATTCCTCGGCCGACAACCGCGCGTTGCCCCAGACCGAAACGCCGACGCGCTTGTTCTTCATGGAGACTTGGATTGCCGCGCGATGCTGCCAAGTCAGCGTGTCCACGCACACCTCCACGATCTCGCTATTGGCCTTCCAAATCTTCGCGTCCGCAATCTCCGCGCGCTCCTTCGCGTCGAGCCATTGATTCCCTGAGCGATACTCGCGGCACGTTGGATCGCAGCGGCCGGCGCCGAGCGCCGGGAAATAGGAGCTCTGCCACCTATGCCACTCGATCAGTAAAGTCTCGACCTGTTCGGATTCATCAAGCGTCATTCGCCACTCCTTTCGTAAAGATCGCACTTCCGCATCCGCCAAACATCCGGCTTCCATTGCTCCGTAACCGCGCATGTGACGTATTCCACTCCAAACACCCTCGCGAAAATCACGTTGCGACATCCGATGCAGCTTCCGTTTTGGCGCTCCTCGCAGATCAACATCGGATCGCGGCAGTAGTCGGAGCGGCGCAACCCACTCATGTCAGCGTCCGGCTTGCCCAATCGTTCCATGCCTGACGCGGGGTTCCTCCAAACCCGGGATACCCCGATCCATTCGTGCAGACCCAGCTTGGAACCAAGCCTTCGATTGAGTAATAGATGCGGGGCTTTTGGATTTCGAAGGTCCGACGAAGGGGCCAATATTTCCCGATGGTCACACTCATCATTTTTGGCGGCGGCGGCAACCATACACACCCGGATTCATCGAAATAGGCGCGGTTGAAGGGCTTCATGCTTTCACCTCGGCTCGTGCCGCATCGATGGCGTCGGCGTATGTGTCGCCCGACGCGATAAGAATGCCGCCGCGGTGAATGAGGCATCGGCTTTCTATGCCCACGAACATGATCGCCACGCGTGGGTTATTTCGGAGCCTCATTTCGGTACGCCAGCGCTCCGCATCCTCCCGCAGCGCCTCGTTTTCCTCCGTCAGCAACGCATTCATGGCGCGCTCGGATGCGATCACCTCGGGCGACGACTCGGCGCGGGCCTGCTCGGCTAGCTGCAACTGAATAGTGCTGGCGCGCTTGGCGGCATCCATGCCCATGTGAGCTGCGGCAGCCTGGCGCTTAATCTCCTCCCGTAGTCTCCGAGCCTCTGCGAGAAGCGCCTCATAGTCTTCATGCTTGACCCAATCGCCGCCACTCACAGTAGGCACGATCGCGCCAGTGAGTAGGGCGTATCGTTGAATGGTCATTTCGTCTCCCGGCTCAATAAAGGTTCTCGGAGTACAGCGTGCCGCCGGCTGTGTCATCACCACCCACGCGACGGATGATCTGCCCCGCGGCTTCTGCGACTTTCCATGCCTCGACGCGACTGAAGAAAGTACCGCGGTTGTCGATAAAGCCTTGGTCGACCGGATCGCCTTCGGTTTCCAGTCCGCGCATGAAGGCATCCCAATGGCGGATGCCGAGCACGACTTCGCCTGTGAATCGCTTGCGGTTCGCGGCACAGACAATTCGGTGAATAGCCCCCTCACTCATGGCTCTCAACCCTCCTCGCGCACTCGCAAACAAAACTCCCGCGCGTATCGGGCGCGCTCCCGCAATCCATACAGCGTCGCTCCGGCTTCTCCGCAGTGCGCTCGATTTCGGCGTGGAGGGCATTGGCGCGGGCGCTGGCGGTGTGCCAGTGGGTGGGGTCTTGGTTCATGGTTGCTCCTTTTGGCCGACGTTCTTTTCCAGTTGATCGCGAATTAGTTGGACGCAATGACCAATCTCATCGGCTGGAGCATTCCCGAACGCGAGGCCGGCAAGATGGCCTAGCGCGTAATCAGCGTCTTCAGGCCACTCATCCTTCGGCGTGGTCATGCTGCTATCTCCATTGAAATGAGGTCGTCGACAAGTTGAATGCGCCGGCCGATCCAAGCCATGCACGGAACGGCCATTGAGTTGCCGAGCGCCTTGTATCGCGGTCCGTCTGCGGCAGGCTTGCCGCGCACAGTGATTCGCGTGTAGTCGTCGGGAAATCCCTGTAGGCGCTCGCACTCCATTGGGGTCAAGCGCCGAACGGCACTGTCGTGCATGACGGCCTGGTGACCACCGCCGTTCTGATGCGAATTTGAATGCCCCATGCTGCGCATCGTCGAGGCGATCTCGCCAATGCCGAAGCCGTTCTGTCCGGATGACTTGCAATCGAATGCCACCGGCACGAGCGGTGTGCCGCGCCCAGTTCCATCCTCGCTAGCGTCAAAACCTTCTCCGCGAAGCGAATGCGCAACAAGCCGATTCGTGTATGCGTCTTGGCCGCTATATCCGCCAGGGTGCGAGTCAGAGCACAACGTGCCAGCGATCAGGCCGCCATCGCACTCGAAGTCGGTTCCGAGTCCGCCACCGCCTTTAGTGCGAGCGCTAAGGGTCGGGGCAATTCCTTCCCGCGATTTCCTGCTCGGCGCAGAATCCCCGCGCATGCTCTCGCGCTCAAAAAGTACTGCGGCGGCAGGTCGCCAGTCTCCAAGATGTCCGATAACGAACACACGGCGGCGTCGCTGGGCCACTCCGAAGTACTGAGCGTCAAGAACCCGGTAGGCGAACCCATACCCGAGTTCTGCCAGCCCTCCGAGGAGGGTTCCAAAATCCCTTCCGCCGTTTGATGACAGGACGCCGGGGACGTTTTCCCAGACCAGCCAGCGGGGAGCGTAGCGCTCAGCAATGGCAAGATAGGTGAGCATGAGGTTGCCACGCGGATCAGCCAGTCCCTTTCTGAGTCCGGCGACGCTGAAGCTTTGGCAGGGAGTTCCGCCGACGAGAAGATCGATAGCTGCATCAGGCCAATCCTTGAATTTAGTCATGTCGCCCAGATTCGGCACATGCGGGTAGTGGTGAGCCAGCACGGCTGACGGGAACGGCTCGATCTCACTCAGGAATTCAGCGCGCCATCCGAGTGGATGCCAGGCGCAGCTCGCCGCCTCGATGCCGCTGCAAACGCTACCGAAGATCATGCTGCCTCCCGTTGTTGTTCGATCTCAATTCCAAGCTTCGCCGCCCGCGCCGGCTCCCACCGCTCATATGCGTCATCCCAGACCTTGAACTTGAATTCGCGAGTCGCCGGCCCTTGGTCGATAAAAACATGGCACGCACGGCATCCGGGTACGGAATATTCGTGCTTCGCTTTGATCCCCATGCCCTTGCCGTGGCGACTCTGATTCGAATGACAGGGAACTACCGTGGCTGAGTCGTGCAGGCACACGCCGAACACGCTCAGGAAGCAAGGCTCACCGCGGCACGCCGCGAGATACTTCGACCCGTCGGCCACGGTCGGCTTCTTCCGCTTCGGCTTCCCCGAGAACGGCTTCCCGGGCTTGAATGACGAGAGGGGCGCACCCTGCTTGCGCTTGAATCCCGTACGCGCGAGTCCTGAGCGCCTCACCCGATCACCCGATAGTGCTTGCCAGCGATGTGCTCCAACACCGGCTGCGGCTCTTCTTCCCAAACGCAATCGATACCGTTCAGCCGCTTACCGCCCTGATCCCATCGCGTGACGGCGTGCCAGAACGGCGATCGCTCGCCCGGTTGCGTCGGTACGGGGTCAAGCGATTTATTCAGCACAATCGGCCCGCAGTAGTAGTGCATCTCGAATGTCCAGCGCTCGCCCTTGGCGTCGGTGATCGTGCGCGTCGGGCCGGCAAACGATATGTGGATCAGATTCAAAGCACACTCCACGCATGTTGCGCAACGATGACCCCAATAGCACCGCATACCGCGCCATATGCTATCCACAGGAATATCCACGACGGGCTGCGCAACGAGTCTCGCTCAGCCGTTACGATGGCGGCTTCATAGGCACACGCGCTTAGCTCTGGGTCGTGATATGCCTCGGCGCGGTGTTGGATGCGGCCTTCGAGTGTTTGGGAGGGGTTCATAGATTCTTCCCGGCAAGGAAGATCGAGGCCACTGCCAGGGCCAGTCCTATGACTCCTGCCACGGGATGCGGAACCGTAGGAGCTATCCAAATTGCGCCCAAGAGCGCTAGAAAATCGCTTCGTTTCATAGAAAGCTCACCATGCGGTCGACAACTTCATCCAGATCCGCCCGCGAGTAATTCCGCAGGACCTTTTGCAGTAGCACGTTTGCTACGGCTGAATAGACGCGCTCGAATTCCTCGTCGTCCATGCTCGCGAAGCTGATGCTGTGCGCCTCAGCGCGAACTTCGCCCTTCAGATTGGCCACAGCGTCGTAGAAGCCGGCTGCGATGATGCAATCCTTGCGGAACCGCTCGCGGCTCTTTTGCACCGGTAGCCCTCGATGCTCGGTCTCGGGCGGCTCGAAGGCATCGAAGCCGATATCCAGCATCGCGAAGAATTTCCGATGGAACTTCGAATTGCGCATGAACGAGACTTCAGCGCGCACCGTGGCTCCGACTTTGAAGCGGCGGCACTTGTCGGCCTCGCCTTCACCGAGCGGGATCAGGTAGCCTTGGGGCGTCTTGGTGAGCAGGACTTCCATCAGGCCTTCGCTCCCGTGAAGAAACGAAAGACACGCTGGTGGAAGGGCTTGCGCGGCTCCCACAATCGAAGCTCAGCCCCGCGCGAACAGCGGCCGCCGTATTGCAGCTCTGTCGAGCAGTAATACCCAGTCACCTGGCAGCGCCAATACTCGCGGGGATATCCATACCGATGCGCGCATGTGTTGCAATTGCGTTCGTCGCTCACGATTGAATTCCCCTCCCCTTGGCGACCATTTGATTCACTGCAGCCCACAGCGCGGGATAGACATCTGCCTGTGGAGTGCGATAGCGGGGCTTGGCCTGCTCGCGCTTAACTTCTTCTGTGCGCCAGTCAAGCGGCTTGCCGGTCCACTTGTAGAAATTCTTCGCGGGGCTGCCCTGTCGAGCTTTCACGGTGCGCGAAATCTTCAAATACCCCTCGGTCAGGAGCGACATCGCCGCATTACCCGCACCGCTTACGCTGCACCCGATCTCCTCGGATAGCGTGACAGCGCACCATTCGCTACCGTTTTGTACAGCGGCGAGGACTAGGCGTTTGAGTGGGCTCATTGCGCATCCCCCACTTCCATCTGCGCGGTGTCGAGGTGGCGCAGGATCAGTTGGTCTGCGAGCTCTGCGGCGTATGGTTCGTCAGTCGTGATCTCGTCTTCAATGGGGGCGCCGCTGATCGGGCGGAGTGCAAAATCCTCCCCGTGAACCAGATCGGGCTGGCTGGCAACGCTTTGCGGAACAACACCGGCAAACGCGATGTGCCATGCCGAAGGCGGGACAAATTCGCCTATCTCCACAATGCGACCGATGCAGTCGGAATATTCGGGAAGCGCCCAAGTGACATATGCGAGATCGCCTTTCTTGACGTTCATACAGCCTCCAAAGCTTGTTCGATGACCCGAAGCGCTTCACCAGACCGGATCATTCTTCCTGTGAATCTGAAAACCTTGAAACCCATCAAGGTCGCCGTGTTGTACTTGATTGCGTCAGCCTCGAAACCTATGCCGCGCGTATGCCGGCCGCCGCTGAAGATGCCACCCTCAATCTCAGCCAGCACGCGTTGATCGGGCCAAGCGAAGTCGGCTCGCCAGCGACGGGGCGGGGCAAAGCGAAACTCACGCGTCGGCTCCGGAAGCTTCGCGGCGCGGACGTGGATATCGAAGAGTTCTTCGATGGGGCTGAGGCGGGATTTCGGGACGGCGGCCATCAGTCGTTCACCCCATCCAAACCGCCCACGTACGGATACGGCAACCCGTGTTGGACGCAGTACATCGAAAGCCCGGCGCATCCGCTTCCTTCGTAGCCGTTGCGGTGAGCCGAAGCGAGCACCCCGAAAAAGTGTGTGAATTCGGTAGGCGATTCGTTGATCGCAAACTTGATCCGCTGCTTCATGTCGTCGGTCCACTTGTAGAGCCAAGCGAGGTACTTCAGATCCGCGAGAAACTGAGGGGAAACGTTCATCAAAACTCCTCGAGCGAAACAGCAACACCATCGACCGGGTACTTGCGCGGATGCTGTCCGCGGTGCTCCACGTACTGCATCGAAGGGCCATCGAACCAAAGGCCGAAGACGCCCTCAAAATCGCCGTTGCGCTGCTTCTCAAGAGACAGGAAGCAATCTGGCTCTGCCTTCACGTCTTCAGCTTCGGACGCCTTGAGCTTCAACTTCTCGCTCATCACGGCTTCCTTGCGCTTGTTCCGGAAGACGATGAACAGGTTGTCCGCGAGGTCGGTGATCGACCCACTCCCCTTCACGTCGAACTTGCCAGGCCTGTCGTACTCACTGCCGGCCTTCTTCACGTGCGCGATCAGGTGGATGTGACATCCGGTTTCCTGCGCGATCGACGTGAGCGAATTCACGAAATCCTTCTGGCCGTTGTAGTCGTCATCGCCCGGGACACACTTCATGAGGTTGTCGATGAAAAAATGCTGGATCGCAAAGTTGTCGACCGCATACCGCACGACCGCGAGCATCGTCTTCGGCTTGATGCTTCCGGTATGGTCGTAGAGCCAAAGCCGCTCATCCGTCCACGAGTGCATCAGGTTGATGAAGTCGCGTTGCGGCATCGCATCACCCGAAGCCTGCTTGGTCATGCGAAGCATGGTTTTCTCAGGCTTCATTTCGAGCGACGCGATGCAGACGCGCTCGCCTTGCACGCACAGGTCAAGAGCGACTTGGCTTGTGAGCATCGACTTTCCATGACCATTAATTCCGCCCCAGATCGTCACCTCGCCCTTACGCATTTCGAACCGGCCCTCGCACTTCTGCCAGCCGAGTTGAATCGCAGGAGCCAAGCTGCGCTTGTAGAGCGCGTCGATAACCATGCTCGCCCACTCGCTTGCGGGGCGAATTTTGTGCGCCTCTTCGGACTCCGCCATGTAGTCCGTGAGGTCAATCTTTGCGCCTCGAATGGTCTTCACGTCAGAACCCCCTGCGCGCGAATTCTTCGCACTGCTGCGGCGACCACTCGATCAGTTCAATGCCGAGCGTTCCGGTCCGGGCGCGGCGATGCGCCTCGGCATGTGCGGCAGGGAAATCAAAGCCGATCGACGCGCCAGCCTTCAGGTCCACATCCCACAGGTCAAGCGACTTCGGGGAAGCATTGCGAATGCGCTTGAGCGAGTCCGCTACGCCGCTTCCTTTGCGAGCAAAGGCAACCAGATCCAGCCCGACGACCCACCGCCAGTCGTACTCGGCATCGGGTTGTGCGTAGACCGTAAAGCCGTCGTCCTTGTCGCCAGCACGCCCAACGAACGAGATCAGAACCCATGAGGCCGGGTGTTGACCTTCCTTCCGTAGCTCGGCAATGCGAGCAGCATTCGTAGCCATCACAGGTATTTTTCCCCCGATCCAGATGCGCTTTCACTGCGCGGTTTGCTCGGCTTGTCCTGCTCCTTCGCCAGCCAGGAATTCGCAAACGCCATCACGCCCCGGCGAGTCTTGCGCTTTGTCGGATTGGCGATGCTCCACTGCCGCATCTGGCGAAGTTGCTGCGTCACGTCAACGTTCGGGTAGGTCGAGCTCCACTCCTCAACCTGTGATGCAGAAATGCCATGCTCGGAGCCGTCGTTCAGCGGAATCGCGACGACGGGAGGCGGAGCATCAGCGCCTTGAGCTTGAAGTTCAAGCTCGGCGCAAGTTTCTTTAATTCCTTTCCCTTCCCTTCCCTTCCCTTCCGTCAATGAGCCATCAATGACGAGATCAGGAGTACTCACTGAGCCATCAGTGAAAACGGGCTTAGGAAGGCCGGTCTTAGATGGCCGGTTGATTACTTGATGCTTCTCAAAACCCTTTACATGCAAGTACTTATCGCCACTCACTGAGTACTCCATGAGCAATCCGTGAGTCATCAGCTCTTGAATCAGCGGCTCGCACTCGATCGCATCCGCCGGGAAGATTTGCATCTTCAGTTTCTTTGCTGAGCGCTGGGTATTTCCGTTGTCGTCAGCAAAATTCCAGCACCCGATGAAAAACAACCGAGCACTCACGGAGCACTCAGTGATCTTCTCATCGGTCCAGAAGTCCGGTTTGATGGTGCGGATACGGGCCATGTCTTGCGCGGTTCCCTAGTGCTGTTGCTCAGGCGACTTCATGACGTCCGGGTGCATCTCAACAAAATGCTGCAGCTTCGTAATGGCATTGCGGGCCATCCACTGAACCGGCTCGCGTGTATTGCACTCGGCCATGCGATGCAGCAGCTCAGAGAGTTCAGCAAGGTCGGTGTCAGCGATGGGGAAGTTGTTCATGCCGGCCCCAACTCATCCGTGCGCTCACTCGCCACGCAATGCAGCCGCGCAGCTCTCGGCGCATCTGTGACGCCAGCGAGATATTCATGGACGTCGCGTTGGTCGCGCAGGAGCGGGCTGAGCTTGGCGAGGATGCTGTCTGCTGTAGCGGGGGTGTTGATAGCGGGGGTCATTGCGGGGCTCCGGTGGGGGAGTGGGCAGGCGCGGCGGTCAGTAGTCCGAGAACAAAATCAGCCACGTCCTCATATGCGTTCTTTTCAGAGATCGGATAGGCCAGCCATTGCGCAAGAATCTCGTCTCTCGTCAGCGCAACAGGGGCTTGCGCATTGGCTGCGAGAACTGTGCGGGCGAACTTGATTAGGCCGGGTGCGCCAGCGTGGTATTGCGTTCCGTGACCGGCCTCTGGAAACCGTGTCGGCGTTTCGCTGAAAAACACTTCCCCGGCATTGAGCGCGATGATTTGCTCATCTGTCAGCGCAGCGGTGCTCGTGTTGACAGCAAGCAGGCCGCGCGCCTTGATGCGGAACTGCGTGATATCGCCTTGAGCCGCGTAGAACAGGTCTACGAGCAGGGTATCGGGGATGGCGGCATGCTCAGGTGTCAAGCATCCCTTGACGGCTGGAGCGGCGCTCGTGTTGGCTGCGAGGAGCGCGCGAGTGTCTTTAATCGCAAGCGCGATGGAAAGGCTGATGGTGTTGATGCGGTGAAAGTGACCCGCTGCGCGCCAGCGTTCTTTCTCGTCGGCGTCTTTGGGATATGCGGCGTCAAGCGCTTTCCGCAGATCGGCAAGGCGGCTATCTGCTTGCCCGAGCTCGTGCGTCGCATCCTCGATCCAGTCAGCGCGGGGCTCATCGACTCCGCTCACCGGCTGGCGGGCGGCTTGCCACATGAGCCAGCCATCCTGAGCGCGCGTGCTGGCATAGCACTCGGGATCGAATCCGCTGCGCATGAAAGTCGTGCTCGGATGCAGCGGATGTTCTTTCGTCCATGCCGCTTCGAACGCAGCACGGTCGCTTGAATCAGGTTGCGGGGCGGTCATTGTCTGCCTCCTAGTTATGCCCTACTTCACGTTTATGGCGGCCAGCCCGACGATCACAAATGCCTCTCGTACTGTCCGGTCCTGCTCGCAGCGTCTCGTTACTTCCTTGAGCACCGCTTCTTCAGTCCATTTCGGAATCCTGCCCCCGTGTAACACCTCGAGACATATTCCCCGAGCCTCTTCTTCTGTCATGCGACCGCCTGTGCCTGTTGCGAGATCATTTCTTCCATCAAATGCAGTGATGCTTGTCGGATCAGGAATTGCGTCACTGCTCTGTTTCCGACCACGGCTTCGAAAGTTGCGATCCGCTCGGCCGGAAGGCATCGTCGTCGCTGGCCCTTGGGATTCACGTCGTCGGGGCTCAGGTAGTCCGACACGTGCTGCGGATACCACTCGCACAACTCGGAGAGGCCGCGCTGTGTCATGCCCTTGCTGCGACGCTGGCGCCATGCAAGGCAGACGGCATCGCGATAGCTCCGGCATTCCGTCATCAGATCGTTCGCGAGAAAGGCGGGCCCACTTACCGATCCGCCAAGCATTCGAAGCTCGTTTTTGGTGTTCATATAGTGAAATTCAATCGAATCACCGGTTTCATCACCGGTTCGTGAGCAGTCAAATTAGAGGGGTCCGAAGACCCCTATCTCAAGAGAACATGCCAACGAACCGCACGCCCTCGCTTTGCAAATCAGTCCGGCAACTTCGCCGGGAACGCCGCGCTCTAAGCAGTACTAAAGCCCTACCTCGACTTCTTTTTGCGGCTCGACTGGCCGACTGGCGGCTGTGTGTCGTCCGAGGAAATCATCCGATCGAGCTTTCCGTTACCTGTGGGCGCGTAGATGGAATCGAACGAAACATCGAGGCCCTTGGATCTCGCGAACTCAACGAGCTTTCGGACGACCTCGGGGTTTGGAACGATCTCGCCCTTCTCGTATTGGGAGATGGCCGACTGGGTGACCTTAAGGGCCGCGCCAAGCTCGGTCTGAGAGACCTTGAGGCGCTTTCGAATTCGGAGGATCGGGTTCATGTGGCAAATATTAGTCCGACTGTTTGGATAAGTCAACAGTCCGGCTGTTTGCCAAAAATTAGTCAAACTTATAAGGTGCGCGCATGCCAGCAAGCCCACTAACCGAAGCCCGCATAGCAGACGCAAAACGCCTGCGGGAAGCGTTCGCCAAGTGGCAAAAGGATCGAAGGAAGCTTGGGGAGCCGTCGTCGCAAGAGGCTGCGGGGGAGACGATCGGGTTCAGCCAAAGCACGATGAGCCAGTACTTGCTGGCGAAAATCCCGCTGAACCCAGAGGCCGTTGCGAAATTTGCGGCACTGCTCGGGTGCTCGGGTCGGGACATTAGCCCCGAACTGGCAGGCCAAATTCGATCGTTGGACAAGAAGCTTTCCGCGCCGGAGGATCGCAAGCACGGTTCCGCGCCGGATGATCCCCCGAGCACCGGACAGAATGCCGACGTTATTAAGCGACTGCTCCCTAATGACAAGGGTAACGTGGTCGCTTGGGAGAACGAAGGCGATCTACCGCATGACCCTGAAAGGGTGTGGATTGACCGCTACGACTATCATTTCAGTGCGGGGTCCGGTGTGATTCAGTGGGAAGTGAGAGAAAAAAAGGCGCTACCGTTCGACGCAGGCTTTTTCAAGGCGATCGGTTCGAAGCCGAAAGATTGCAAGCTCGTTGTAGTGCGGGGAGACAGCATGGAGCCGTTCCTGTTCAACAGGGACATGATGATGATCGACTCGTCGCGCACGGCCATAAAAGAGGGGCACATTTACGCGATCCATTTTGAAGACGAGGCCCTAGTTAAGCTGATCTTCAAGCAGGCGGGCGGCGGCCTGCTCCTTCGCTCGTATAACTCAGCGAAGTATCCGGACAAGATCATTGGCCCGGACCAGTCGGAGTTCGTCACGATTGCGGGCGAGCTGATCTATAGGTCCGGCTCTGGGCCGGCAGGCGGCAATTAATGGAGACCACATGCATAAAAAGCACGCCGCGCTTCTGCTGTTTGCGCTGACCGGAATAGCGCACGCAGACACCAAAACCATTACAGAGAACAGCTTCGGCTGTGTGAGCGAACAAGCGTTCAAAGACGGCGAGAGCTACCTGTTCAACCACGAGACGGAATTGCTCCAGCAGGAGTTAAATTCAGGCCAGTGCGTCATGCTGCATAAGGGGCAGCAGGTTATTTTGGTTGACGTCTCCTTCCTGTCGTACGCCGTCGTGCGCATCCCCAATGACCCGACAAAACTCTACACGTTCTTCACAACGATAAAGTAAGCGCCGCCTCAAAGAACCCGTTCCTGCGGGTTTTTTATTGCCCGCGCGCCCGGCGCAGCAGCTCGAGCATTTGCGCCGACGACTCAGCCTCCTTCATCTCCGCTCGCCAGAGCAGCCCGCCGACATAGGCGATCGTCTCCCAATCGTCAGGGTCCATCGTCGGGTGCGCGCGCGTCAGCATCTCGGCCAAGGCTAGCAGCGCCTCGGCCGGCGACATGTCTTCGTCTGCCATCTTCGAGAACTGGCGGAACACCTGAAACACCAACTCCTCTGAAATTCGGCTTTGAGCCATGGCGCCCTCCCTCTGTTGGCTGAAGTCTAGGAAGGCGGGCCCCTGTACGCCAAATATTTCTCTCTAATTATTAGTCGGGCTGTTGACACGTATCAACAGTCCGACTACTATCCTTCCATCCGCACAGCAAGTGCGCCAGGTGGAGAGAGCGATGCAAGCCGAAGCCGTCAATCAGTTGGTGCCGTTCCAGTTCGAGAGCATGACCGTTCGCGCCGTGATGGGTGACGATGGCGAGCCGTGGTTCATTGCGTCAGACATTTGCGCGGTGATCGACGTGGATGCTACCGCCGTCCGCAAGCTGGATGACGATGAAAGGGGTCTGCGCTCAGTGCAGACCCTTGGCGGCGCACAGCAAGTGTCTATCGTGTCGGAGTCCGGCATGTACACGCTGGTGCTGCGTTGCCGCGATGCGATGAAGTCGGACACGCGTCCGTACCGGTTCCGCAAGTGGGTCACGGCCGAAGTGCTGCCGACGATCCGCAAGACGGGTTCGTACAACGCCGCGCCCGCCATCGACCTGAACGACCCCGCGTTCCTGCGCTCCACTCTCCTGACCTACACGGAGAAGGTGATCGCGCTCGAAGCGAAGATCATCGAGCAAGAGCCCAAGGTCAACGCACTGCGCCGCATCGCTGAGGCCGAAGGTTCGTTCTGCATCAGCGACGCCGCAAAGATGCTTCAGATGCCGCCGAAACAGTTGTTCACTCGCCTGAATGAAATGCGCTGGATCTTCAAGCGCCCCGGCTGCGCAGTCTGGCTCGGCTATCAGGACAAGACGCAAGCCGGATTGCTGGTCCACAAGTCGACACTCGTCACGCGCGAAGACGGAACCGAGAAAGTGGCTGAGCAAGTGCGCATCACGGGTCGCGGCATTGCGCGAGTGGCGACGATGCTTGGTGCGACCGTGGTCGAGGTTGCTGAAGCTGCTGTCGCTTAATACCCGAATTTCGGGCATTTCAAAAAGTAACCCGGAGACACCATGAGCGAGCACCTGAAAGCGTTTTTGACTGCGTGGCTGGAATGGGTTGATACGGGCGCGGTGGATGGTGAGCCGTTCGAACGTCGCCGCGGTCTGTGCTCAAGTTTCGAGTATTGGATGGACGCTCGGAATATCGATTGCGAACACCAGGAAGAAGAATGCGACGGACTCACCAGAGCCTTTCGCGCGGCCGGCCTCAATAGAGTCTATCCGTTCGGCGGAGCGGAAGAATTTTATGAAGACTCGGATGCAAACGAAATGCACCTCAACCCCGCCCGCATCGCCTGGGTCCGCTCGAAGGTTGCGCAACACGAAGCAGCCTAACTGTCTGTAGCGCAGAGCTTACGGGTTCTGCAGTGCAGATAGATGAATAGCTAAGGAGTGGGATGTTCAAGGTTCAATACCTCTCGATTTTGACTCCTGAACTATGGGTCGATGCATCGTGGCTCGGCGCTTTTAGCTCTGAGAGGCGCGCCCAGAACGCGGGCTGCCAGATTCAGGGATACGAGATACGGATCGTCAGGGTGTAAGCACCGAAGTACCGCAGCAATGCGCATGGCCGCGCAAAACAAGACGCCCGTGAAGTCCGCCCGCGTGAGAAGGAAATGCGACCACTGGCTGTAACAGTGGAGACCTGATGACCCAGTGAAGGAACTGGCGAGGCGACAGAGCCGATGGGCGCCGTGTCGATGAGATGCGGTGCCCGTGTAGTTCAGTTTTGATGAATGACGGTGGCGAAATTGGTAGACGCACTCGTGGACTAGGTATCGCGCTATATCCCGAGAACTGAGGGTGCCGACAGTGCGACGTCGGGCGCCGTGCGGGTTCGAGTCCCGTCCGTCATTCATGAAAGCTGTTGCAGTTTTACGGGAAGGGAATGCGCAGGCTGATGCGCGCTGAGGTGCACAGGTGATGCAGGCGGCAATGTAGTCGTAACTGTTTCATGCCGGAGATTGCACCGGCCCCTTCCCGTAAGGCTGCAATCAACCCCTCCTGCGCCGCTATATGTAGCGTACAGAGGAATCCTACTCACTAACGCACTGGAGACTCGCATGGACTCGATGGCGGCCTTCGCAATGGGCGAAGCAAATCGCGGCAATGAGCGGATGGTTTTCGATTGGGAGAAGGCAGCGCGCCTGATAGCAGAGCGTAAGCCCGAAGAAGCCTCTGCCGGCCTGCAAGGCGATTGGGATTGCACCGGCGACGTGATCTTTCGCGACGGCAAGCCGTATCTCGGCGGATACACCTATCTCGCTTCGACGTGGGCGACGCCAGAACTCGACATGGATGGCGATGTTGTCCCTTGCTATCGCATGGAGTCAGAAGTTCCGGATTGGGACGAGTCCACCAAGTGGCCGGAACAAGTCCTCCCGCTGCTCACCGCCGCCTGAAATGCCCTACGAACAAGCCTTCCCGTACCCCAAATGGCTCGCCCACCTTGAGCGCTTGATCGGCCCTGTGCCTGAGGGTGCACGCGAGATGTACGAAGCCAATCTGAGTGTGGTTGAGGCGGCTGAACTGCTGCGGAAAGCGGCATAGGAGATAGAGATGGCGATCACTTATCAAGCCGATGAGTTCAAGACCGATGTGCGGCTCGACGGCAAGAAGATTGGCGAGATCCGCAAGGTCCCCGATGGTTTTCAGTACTTCCCCAAAGGTCAGAAGAAGGGCGGCTTCATTTACTCCACCCAAGACAATTGCCGCAAATCGCTGGAGGAGTCCTGAGCCATGACCCTTCTCGCAATCTATGCAGCCTGCGTTGTGCTGGCGCTGGTTTTTAACCGTGGAGCCCACCATGAAGCCGTTTGATCTCGAAGCCGTGAAGCGTGGCGAGCCGCTGGTTACGCGAAAAGGCAAGGCAGCGAAATTTATCGTGCACGTTCCCGAATGCGACCCCGCATATCGCGTCATCGCCCTGGTCGAGGGTCAGCACCTCACAAACTCGTACTACGAGGACGGCAGGATCGGTCGTCCGGGAGATAGCGATATCGACCTCTTCATGGCCCCGAAGAAGCGAACGGTCTATGTGAACGTGTATGGCAATCGGAACGATCTGGACAGTGGTCCGAAGTTGGGCGGTTTCGACACCGAAGATCTGGCGCGCGAGAACTCGATCGGAACCGTATTCCGGGTTGTCGCCGTCGCCGTCCCCATCGAAATCGAGGACTGACATGCTCGCCTTCACCCAACAGCATTCCCAGGTCGAGTTCGATACCTCTCTCGCAGTCGGCGCCGAACTAGTTGACCTACATGTGTGGGCCACTGTAACCGGCGAACTGACAGATGAAGGCGCCGTCTACACGGCCGAGATCGAGCGGATTGAGCCGATGCGCAAGAACGTACTGCGGCGAGATCGCGCGATGTTGGAGGGTGAAGCGATCGACGTCCACCTCGGCCGGTACAGAACGAAAACGATGAGGCTCGGAAACGTGGTCCTCGGCGATGAGATTGAGAGGAGAGCAGCGTGAGCGAAGTTACTGAGTGGTTTGCGGCAATGACCGATCCAGTTCACGAGGGCTGGTATGAGGTCCGATATTCATGGGAAGAGCCTGAATGCACGCACCTCTGTCGTTACTACTGGAACGGCAATGGGTGGTCGTTTGGTGAATTGGGTATCGAGGGCGGCCTCGCTTGGGGCGATAAATCCGATAGGTACATCACCAGCGAATTCTGGCGCGGCCTTCGGAGTCCAGCATGACCACCGAACAAAAGCCCTGGATGAATCGCACGCCCTATCAAGTGTACTTCGAGGCACTGTGGTCCGCACCCGAAGGCTATGCGCTGGTGCCGATTGAGCCGACTCCCGACATGTTCAATGCGGGCCAAGCCTGCGGCGGATATGCGGATCGCGTCTACCGCGCAATGCTCGCCGCCGCTCCCTCACATGCGGAGACAAGATGAACACCGAAATAGAACGCGCAATGTGCCAGCGCTACCTCTCCGGACTAGCCGCCCGCGATCACGCCTCCCCGCTCGTGCTGGCCGAACTGGCTTGGCAGAGGCGCGCTGAGATCGAGGCGAGGCATCAGAAGGAGTTAGTCGAGGCGCTGACCGAGCTTGTCGGATGGGTTCCCGGCCGCGCCGGATGGCATACGGATGCGCCGTTGAAAGCGGTCGAGCGTGCGCGGGAAGTTCTCGCCAAATTTTCAGATCAAGAGGTAACGGCATGAGCACAAAAGACGCATACCAACGCGGCTATGACGCGGGCCGGCAAGGTTTCAGCTATTTCGCCTGCCCCTACTCGCCTTCGCATCACCGCTTCGACTATGACAAGTGGATGCGCGGCCACGCAGATGGCATGCGCGACGTGAGCATCCACGAGGAGCCTGAGTATGGGCTTGGCTACATGCAGGGGCGAGGTGCGGCATGAGCGATATCGAGAACGGCGGCCAAGCGTTCCCATGGTGTGGCGACTTGAATGAAACGCCATTTATCAGCTTAGGCGCGACGCTGCGCGACTACTTTGCCGTGCGTGCGCCGGCGGAAATCCCCGACTGGTTCAAGCATGCACCCGCTACGTCGCGTCCAGTCATACCGGTTCCACATGCATCCCTCACCAGCGAGCAGTACAAGGAGTGGGATGGACTGGATGAGTGGCTTGAGTTGAGCGACGTAAGCAATGAGGTGCGCGAGTTTCACGCGAAATACAAGGCCGCGATTGACGCAGCGTATGCGTGGGACCGCGATCAGGAGATAGCCCGCTACTTCGCGTGGCGCTGGCGCTACGCCGACTCGATGCTCAAGGCAAGGCAAGCATGACCTGCCCCGCCCGCGCCGAATCCCTCGCCGCCTGCATTCGATTCGCAGCCGCGTTTGCGGCGCTAGTGGCTGGGGTCTTCCTGCTGCGCCTGCACTGAATTTCAACGGAATGGCGAATCCGGGTCGGCCGAATATCCCGGGCATTAACTAAGGAGAGCGATATGCGAAGTTGTCAATCCCCCACAAATTCGAGAGCGTAAATCGTCGGCGGCCGTCCAGGCATAGGTGAATTGCGCTAGCTGGAACAGTCCCGCTAGCGCCGAAAGCAGCAAAGCGAAGCCGGGGCGCTTTGTCCCGGGCCTTGATGGCTGGGTAGCGTGGAGCTTAGGCGGGTGAAGTCAGTACGAGTAAGCCGTCGATCTATGAAGCGCTTGAAAACTTAGGGACATGACAGGCCCTAGGTCCCAGCCATGAGGGCGAAAGCTGATGCTGTCAAACGATCCTGAGCCGCTATTGCGCCGTTGACCGTAGGCGGAACTACTCAGGTGAGAGGCAGTGGTGCGAGTAGTTCTCCAAAACAGCTACCGAACTCAACGCGACACCTGCCGGGCCTGTAGTGGGCGCAAGGAGTGGTGTGACAGCCGGAGAGTACGGCCCCCCCCGCCAGGGTGACGGCGTGTTGCTTGTCCAGCCAGCGCGGTCATAGCGCCTTGTCGGGTGGGATGCCCGATCCAAACAAAAGGAGCCGCTATGCGCTACGGCAACAAGACGCTTAAGCAGTCCGAGACGCTGCACGAGATCGTTGCCGCCATAGCGTGTGCGGGCATTGTGATCGCGTTGACAACCATGCTGTTTTTCACTGCTACGGGGACACGATGGCTTCGCTGATCGACAAGGGGATTCGCCGGCTGGATCGCATCGGCAGGAAGTATCCGAACCGCACGGCGGTAATCATGGCGCTGGCTGCTGTGGTGCTGATCGTTATCAAGAATAGCTAAAGGAGGCGCTATGGGCGCAGATGAATCGAAGGGGCTGGGCCGGCCGGTGGATCGCTCGCTTTTCGTCGGTGGGTCGGACGTAGCCGCGATCTTAGGCGTGAGCCCGTGGAAGACGCCCTACGAATTGTGGCTCGAGAAAATGGGCCGCGCGATCAAGGAAGAGATCGACCCGGCACGCCAGAAGCGCTTCGACCGTGGCCATCGTCTTGAGCCGATTGTGCTCGACATGCTGATCGACCGCCTGAAAGACGAGGGTCGCGACGTGGAGTTGATCCGCCGCAACGAGTATTACACCGACGCCGAGCACCCGTTCATGAAGTGCGAGATCGACTTCGAATTGATGCTCGACGGCGAACACGTCAACGGCGACTGCAAGACGGTCCATCCTTTCGCGGCTAAGAAGTGGGGCGAGGAACTGACGGACGAAGTACCGATCGAGTATGCCGCACAGTTCATGCACGGACTCGGAATCACGGGGCGCCGCCGCTGCATCGTGGCGACCCTGATCGGCATGGACGACTTTCTGATCTACGAGATCGAGCGCGACGACGAGACGATATCCGGCATCCGTAGCCGCGTGGTCCAGTTCTGGAATGAATGCGTGCTGGCTGACATGGCACCCGATCCGATCGACTTTGACGACGCCCGGACGATTTACGCCAAGGCCGACGGCACGAGCATCGAAGCTGATACCGAAACGCGTGATGCCGTGTTCCAACTGGCCGATGTGAAGCGCCGTATCAAGTTGCTGGAAGAGCAGGAAGAAGACCTGTCGTTTCGCATTGTCGACTTCATGCGGCCGCATGCCTTCCTGAAGGTCGGTGGCCACGATCTCTGCTCATGGAAGAACCAAAACGACACTCGCCTAGACCAGAAGGCCCTCGAAGCCGAGTTACCCGAAGTCTTCGCAAAGTTCAGGCGCACCAAAGAGATTCGCGTGCTTCGGCTGAAGAAGCAGAAGTAAGCACCCTAACCCACAGGATCAACTATGACTTCCGCCGCATTGAAGCAAGTCGCCACGGGCAAGAAAGAAAACCCCGTTGCATCGTTTAGCAAGTTCCTCGACACGTTCAAGCCACAAATGGCGCTGGCATTGCCCAAGCACTTGACCGCTGACCGCATGGCGCGTCTGGCATTGACCGCATTCAGCACCACGCCAAAGTTGCAGGGGTGTGAGGCAAAGTCTATCGCCGGAGCGATCATGACGGCGGCGACACTCGGACTCGAGATCAATGTGGATGGCCAGGGCTTTCTCGTCCCATACGGCAAGACCTGCAATTTCGTACCTGGCTGGAAGGGCTTGGTCGATCTGGTGTCGCGAAGCGGCCGTGCAACGGTCTGGACAGGCGCCGTGTTCGACGGCGACGAGTTCGACTATGCGCTGGGTGACTCGCCATTCATCCGGCACCGTCCGGGCGAAGAGAACGACCCGAACAAGATGACGCACGTCTATGCGGTCGGCCGCGTGAACAACTCGCAGCACCCGGTGATCGAGGTCTGGACTGTCGGCAAGGTGAAGAAGCATCGCGACAAATACAACAAGGTCGGCGGCAGTCACTACAGCTTCCGCGATTGGGAAATGTACGCCCGCAAGGTGCCGCTGCTTCAGGTGCTCAAGTACATGCCGAAGTCGATTGAGTTGTCGAATGCCATTGCGGTTACCGAGGCGACCGACCAAGGAAACCACGCGATCATCGACGGCGATTTCGTCCATGTGACCGAGCCGGAAATGAGCAGCCCGAGCAGCCCGATCGGCGCTGTTGATCCGAGCACGGGCGAAATTAGCAGCGAAGCATATCAAGACATGCTCGACCGGGTGATGCGCGCCACGGATCTGGACGATCTCGGCGTGATCGCAGACGAGATTCGATCTTTCCCGGACAGCGATCGCGTCAAGCTCGAGGAAGCGTACCGCGAGCGTAAAGAGACGCTGGAAGCCGCCTAGTTTCACCGCCGCTGCCCGCCCGGATTGGCGAAAGCGTATTCCCGAGCGCCCCAATAGGCAGCGGCATCCAACACCATAAGGAAGTGTCATGGCATCAGTGAATAAAGTGATTTTGGTGGGGAATCTCGGCGCCGATCCTGAAACTCGCTACCTACCGAGCGGAGACGCCGTGACCAATATCCGGCTCGCAACAACGGACCGGTTTAAGGACAAGGCGAGTGGCGACATGAAGGAGTCGACCGAGTGGCATAGGGTCGCGTTCTTCGGCCGGCTTGCGGAGGTGGCCGGCGAGTACCTGAAGAAGGGCTCGTCGGTTTACGTTGAGGGCCGCATTCGCACGCGCAAGTGGACTGATCAGGCTGGCGTCGAAAAGTATTCGACCGAGATTGTCGGGGAGCAGATGCAGATGCTCGGTGGCAAGCAGGGAGACGGCTCTAAGCAAGAGCGTTCTGCTGCGTCGGCTCGGACGGGTCGATCGGAACCCGCGGCACCGGATGATGGCGGGTTCGGCGGCATGTCAGAGGACATCCCGTTTGCCCCAGCCTACGCACGCGCCGCTTGGTCTGCGATCTGAGCCCCTTCCTGCATAACGAATCGAGGCACCGCTGCCGAGCCGTGGTCTGAGTCAATGGCTTAATCGGCGGCACCCCTATTACTGGAGATACCATGAACGCAAAAGAACTTGCCCAGAAACTCAACGGTTCTCAGTACCCTTTTGAAGTTGGTTCGGTCATCCGGGCTGAAGCCAAAGCGGCAGGCTTGGTTATCGTCTACGGCGCGAGCGACGACCTGATGGAGTTCGACGGCGCGATCCGCGATGAGTTGGGCGCGTACGAAGGAACGACGGCTCATCTGGATTCGACGGGCCTACTGGAAAACGGCTGTGACAACGACGAGTGCCCGCACTTCGAGAAGCTGAAGGCGAAGGCGGCGACTATCGAGGCGGTTTGGGATGATGGCACGTACTCGTGGACCTACCAGACGGCCATTCCGCACGAGACGTTCGAGGTGCTGGAGGGCGACGAGAAGTATTGCCGCGGCATCGTGTTCGCTCTGGCTGATGTGGTGGCAGCATGACCAACACCACTCCCACCCAAGCCGCGCCAGCTAAGTGCCCTTACTGCACTCAGGCTATCACGACCCCGCACACGATGAAGATTATCGATCGCGCTTACGACCACGTCATGCGCAAGCAATACGTGCGGACACGGGCGATGGATTTCTGCTCGTCAAAGTGTGGCGGCAATTACCAAATGGGGTGCGAAGGATGAGCGCCGAACTTTCATTCAGCCGGATGTGCGAAATCCTGCCGCCTGAGTTTTCATGGGGCGACGCACTGACGCCCGATGTCATGAAGCACATCACAGGCGCCCTACTCGCCACCCGTGCCAGCGATGCAGCGCCCGCAGCGGTGGATGGTGCGACGCGAGGCGTGACTGATCAGATGATCGATGCAGCTCTGCGATCGATCAGAGCCAGTGAATCCGCGATCAGGGATTCGGAATCGCGCTCAATGATGAAAAAAGCGATCGAGGGCGCTCTCGAAGCGTCAGTCGTCAAGCATCCCTTGACACCTGAGCAGTCGCACAGCATGCCGGGCGACGCCAGCCCATCGCAGCACGCGGCTGTGGGTGCGACGCGCATGGCACACCTTGAAAAGGCGCTTGTCTACGTTGCACATCATCTGCATGCGGAGCCGCAATATCACCTCTGCGAAGGCGTGATGTTGATCGACCACGATGGTGTGCGCGTGAAGATAGAAGGCGTCGACGTTGAGGTAGGTCCTTGGGTCGCTCCCCTTCCGCGCGCCAGCGAAGCTGTCAAGGAAAGCTTGACAGCTGAAAACTTTGCCAGCGATGCGCCAGCCACCGCAGCGCATGCAGGGGCGACGATAGCGCCAGGCGCGCATTTGTGGCACCCCGCTGATATTCCGGCGATCACGGAAATCCCCGCCGACTTTTTGCAAGGCGACCGGAAAGCCTATGCGTTCAAGAACCCCGGTGCTGGTGAGCACGATCCCTGGTATGTCGTATTGCCGCGAGGCGAGTCGCTGAAGCTCGGCTACCACGCCGACGATGCAATCGATAAAGCGCACGCCGTATTCATCGCGAGCGCGATCAATGCGGCTCTCGCCGCCGCCCCTACATCCGTAGCTGATAGTGGGGCGACGTTGACGGACGGCCCGCGCCTGCCCGCAATGCCGGAACACGTTTTATCGGACATTCAGGCCGCCACCAAATACATGGAAATGTGGGCCAAGGGCGAGGCCTTCTACGCTCCGAAGAATGGTTATGACGAACCCGGTATCAAAACCGCGACCATAACTGACGTGAAAAAGACCGCTGCGTACATCGCACCGCGTCTGCGAGCGTCCAGCATTGCATTGCAAGACTATTTCGCCGAGATCGACCTTCTCGCCGCCGCAAAGCCGGTCAGCGTGGATGAGCTGTCTGCGCTGATGGAGCGGTACCGCATCGCTGTCACCCCCGAGCACGAAGCCAGCCTATGGCACGCGGACCTGTACGGCGACGTATCTGAAGAGCCGATCGCATACGGCCAAGGATCGACGCCGATCGAAGCTGCCCGCGCTGCTCTGGCCGCTACTGGAGATAAGTCATGAGCGAACAAGACTACAAGGCCGCGTTCAAGAGCCTCTGCGCTGACATGGGTGTGATCACTGCGCTGCTCGGGCTCGAAGGCTACACCGGTGTCGATCTGGTATTGCGCGCCATTACCGACTTGGTAGCCAGCCGCACCGCTGCCGAAGCTGAAAGCGCGGTGCTGGTTGCTGAAGTCGAGTCATGGACGAACGGAAGCTATCACCGCAACTACAAGATCAAGTGGTTGAGGGACGTCCCGGCCGGTACGATGCTTTACACCGGACCAGTCAGCGTTGCTGGTAAAGAGGCGGTGGCGCTGAGCGATGAGGTGCGAGCTAACATCGAATCCGTCGACGTGAAGACGGCGCTTGAAGTCTACCGAAAGGAGAGCGAGAAAAATCAGCGTTGGTGGACGAATTCTGACCCGTCAAGAGAGGCTGGATTCGTTTATGGATTCCGGTGCGCGCTGGCCGTCGTAAAGGACCGGCTGGGCATCGACGCTCAACGCGACGCCAGTAAAGCGGAGGGGCAATCGTCATGATGACCCTATCGCAATACTTCCTCGTCAAGATCGCAGAAGAAGCGGCCGAGGTTGCACAGATCGCGCTGAAGGCCGCGCACTTCGGTCTGTCGGAAGTCCAGCCGGGCCGCGACGAGTCGAACGCACAGCGCATCTATGCCGAAATGAACGACCTGCTCGCCATGGTGTATGAGCTTGGTAATGTTGCCAATGGCGAATTCGATTTCATCGAAGACGACTCCGCCCAAGTGAACAAGATGGAAAAGGTAGCGAGCTATCTCGGCTACTCGCAATCGCTGGGCCTGGTCGCCACCCCTTCTACTGACGCCAGTGGTGCAGACAAAAGGAACGGCAATGTTTAAGAACACGTCTAGCGGTATCCGCCTCTCGCCGCCACCAGGAGGCAAGAAGAACGCTGACTGGATGGGCCTCCGCGTCCGCCTCGTGACTGAGGTGAAGACTCAATGCCAGTCTGTTCCGATCGGCGCGGAAGGTGAGGTTTCAGACACGCGCGTCGGGAAGGGCTTGCGCGTGACGTTCGATGCATGCCCGCACTGTGGCGTATCGGCAATTGTCGGCGGCCTAGAGGCGAGCGATGTTGAGATTATCGAACCTGCGGGCTATCGATCATGATCGCACCCACACAGCAAGGAGAGCGCAATGAAAATTGACGTCGATGAGGCAATCGCGACGATCCAGGAATGGCGCGCGCTGAACAAGCCCGAACTGGCCGACATGCAGTTTGTGCGGAATGGTGAGCCTGTGGTTATCGATCCCGAGATCGTCGAAGAATTCCGGTTCATAGGCCTCAACAACACGGACTTCATTCGATCCCATTTTATGGGCGAGGAGTTCTATACGACGCTGACTTTCGAGAAGGGAAAGCGCGATGCCTGACACCAAATTCGAGTCCCACATCCGCACTACCGCCTGGCATCGGGTGCTATCCGAATCCGCCAAAGACGGCGACGATGGCGCGAGCGTCTTTCGAATGGCGCGCATGGCAGCTAGTGAGGCATGGCAAGCATCCCGACGCGCCGCGCTGGAGGAGGCGGCCCGCGAATGTGAGAAGCGCGTGGGGCATGACTTTTCCGCCACCGAATATGCCGAGTTAATTCGTGCCCTTGCCAATGGAGACACGAAATGATCCGCACCGCGCTAGCCATTGTTGGTGCCGTCACCGTTGCACTGTATGCACTCGGGTCCTTCGGCATCGGCAATTTCCGCATCTACTACGGCAGCGATTTACCCGCGCAATGGTGCGCAAAGGGGCAACTGTGACCACCCATGACCTGATTAAGCGCCTGCGCGCGCAGGAAACGGTAGACGGAACGCCGCAAGAGATCGAGCAGATCACCGACGAAGCTGCCGATGCGATCGAAATCCTCCAGCGCGAGCGCGAAGCGATCCTCATGCAAGCCCGGATCTGGGCGCAGGAAGCGAAGACCCAGAAATCGACGGTTGACGAAGTGGGCGCCATCCTCGGCGGCATTCCGGATTGGGGGCCAATAGCGGCGGGCGTCGAAGCGCTCCAGCGCGACGCGGCGCGGTATCGGTGGTTGAAGGACAACTGCTTCGATTGGGCGGCCCCTGGAGATGGCGACTCGTTCGACTATATCGCCCTCCATTTTGAACACGAACTTCTGGGCCGGGATGACTCTACGGTAGACGCCGCCATCGACGCCGCTCTGTCAGCCACCAATGCAAAGGAGCGGGGATGAAGACCGCAATCTACATCGAGGACGGCGTGGTGCAACTCGTCCTGACGCCTGAGGGCGAGTTTGAGAAGAACACGATCCGGTCATTCGAAGACAAGCCCGTTGATGCCAAGGTATTCGCTGGCTCGTTCTATGACTGCCGTGGCGGCTGGACTCGCCAGAAGGAGCATTTCACGTCGCCCTATGGTAACGATAACGAGGTCCGCTCGTTGATCTTGCGGATTGATTCAGCGAAGACGCCGACATGAAACGCAAACCATCCGATATCCGCCCCGCAGCCGAGCGCTACGCCGACAAGGTTGAACTAGCGCTCGTGGAGAAATTCAACCGCTCGCAAGAATGCGCCGGCCAATGGGTTTCGGAAGAGATCGATTGGGCAATGGAAATGCTGGACGAGGGAGCGCCTGCCGATCGAACGGCGCATGAACTGTTTATGAAGAGGGCTGAGATATGAAGACGTGGAAGCTGAAGCGCACGGCGCAGTGCGAAAAGTGCCCATGGCTGAAGGACGTCGATCCGCACGACATCCCGAATGGATATTGCGAGACCAAGCACCGGAACCTCGCGGATACGATTGCCGAGGAAGGCGACCTGTCGGCGCTATCCGGCCCACTAAGGGCGATGGCCTGCCATGAAACCGAGGGTGCTCATTGCATCGGATGGCTCATGAATCAGGCGGGACCTGGCAACAATATCGCATTGCGCATCCATCTGATGACGTGCGAGAACTTCGAAAAGATTCGACTCCGCGGCGAACAGCATGCGCGGTTCGAAGACACGTTACCGGGTTAGGTGGATTGAGACTGATGGAAGCAGCAGCAGAACGAATATTGGCTACTACGCGCAGATATTGGGGTGTGAAATGAGCGAAATCGAAGAACTGGCGAGCAAGATTGCGGCGGCACTGAACCCGAACGCCCTGTGGGATATCGCGGCCGTGGCCGTGTACCTGCACCGCAGCGAGCAGCACACGAAGCAATGGATCGTGAAGCAAGACGGATTCCCGCACCCGCTACGCATTCCGTCCGGGAAGGGCGCAGAGAAGCCGCGGCCCCTCTGGCGCGCCAAAGACGTGACGGCGTGGGCTGAGTCTCACGTCGAAGTCTGA